GGGCCTTGAGGACCTGTAGCTCCTCTATCACCTTGTCTACCATCAACACCACTTGTTCCTGAAGAACCACTTGAACCACTTGTGCCACTTGTTCCACTCGAACCACTCGTACCACTTGTTCCAGATGTTCCACTTGTTCCACTTGAACCACTTGGGCCTTGTGCACCTGTACCACCTTGTGGACCTTGAAGTCCTGTAGCTCCTCTATCACCTTGAGGTCCAGTTCGTCCACTTGTCCCACTACTTCCACTTGAACCACTCGTACCACTTGTACCTGAAGTTCCACTTGTTCCACTCGAACCATTAACACCAGCAGCACCTTGAGGTCCTTGGTCACCTTGAAGTCCTTGAGGGCCTTGTGGTCCTGGTGGTCCTGTACCACCATCTCTACCACTCGTACCACTACTTCCACTTACTCCACTCGTACCACTCGAACCACTTGTTCCACTTGAGCCAGATGTTCCACTTGTGCCTGAACTTCCACTTACCCCACTTGTTCCACTTGAGCCAGATGTTCCACTTGTGCCTGAAGTTCCACTTGTTCCACTCGAACCACTATCACCTTTATCACCAGTTCTTGCGAATGTAACTATAACAAACTCACCATTACTAAATGGTGAACTATCAGAATTAGCAACTACTCCACCATCAACTGTAAAGTAACCACTCTCTTCGGAAATACGAGTAATTGTCATCAAAATAAATTGTGATGAATCTGTAAGATTTGAAATTCTAAAATGTCCTTTTATGGTTGATGTAGAGTCATCTATTGTTCTTAGATATGTTTGTATGTCTTCTGAATTACTATCCGCATCATCGATAATCATACGAGTTGCAGAACTTTGTGTAGAATTATTTAGTCTTATTATACCAGAACCAGGATCACTTGTAGTTGTAGAAGTACTAAATCTATATCTAAATGTTGCTCCACCAAAGTTACCATCTTGTCCACTTGTACCAGATGTTCCACTTGTACCACTTGTACCACTACTTCCACTTGTACCACTTGTACCACTTGACCCACTTACTCCACTCGTACCACTTGAACCGCTATTACCACTTGTACCACTCGAACCACTCGTTCCACTTGTTCCACTACTTCCACTTGTACCACTTGAACCAGCATTTCCACCTCTACCATCTTGTCCACTTGTACCACTTGTGCCACTCGAACCACTCGTTCCACTTGTTCCACTACTTCCACTTGTTCCGCTTGAACCAGATGTTCCACTCGTACCACTCGTACCAGATGTTCCACTTGTTCCACTCGTACCACTTGAAAAATTTGTACCTTGTACATATGTGTCTATTGCATCTAAATCTTGTTGCATCTCATCAATCAGAAATGCTATAGGACCTACGAAATCTGAAAAACCATCATCTTCCAACCAACGACCTTTTGCAACAGATTCGGATGCAGCATTATGTACACTTTCGGTAACATAAAAGGCCAAATCTGTTTGGTCATAAGTTACACCTTTATCGGAAGCTACATCACCTCGACTTCTCGCAGAAGATATCTTCGTTTTTTGATCAGAAGTTTCTGCTAATTTGAATATCCGTTTTCGTGCTTTTCTTGTTATTGCCATTTATGTTTCCAATTTCTAATAAATATCATTTTATTGTAAACTATATGCATCTAAATACCACCACAATGTTACTATCGTGTCGTTTTGGTCACTTGTTGGGTCTATACTAACAGCAATAGTATCAGTATTTGTGAATGTAGATGTTGTTGAAAATGTTGCAAACCCATTATTATTAGCGGTCATACCAAGTATAGTTTCACTTTCTGTTGCAGTTGTACTTGGATTTGCAAATCCAGCACCTGCCTCGTGATATCCAACCACAGTATTACCTGGTGAAGATTCTGACCTTATCACTGCCTTATGTAATTGTCCTGCAACTCCTGGTGCCTGTTTGTGATAATAACTAATCGAAGTTATTTCACTCAAACTATTCCAAGGTACAAAAACTTTTGTACCTGCAGTATATCCATAATTGTAATTATGAAATGTAGGATATAATTGAAATGCTGCAAATTTACCTTTTGAAAATCCAGCCTCTACAGCACTATCATATGCAAATAATAAATTATTATTTGCTGCAGTATTGATAACAAAGTCATTTTGTGTGGCTCCAGTATATCTATTTGAATTTCTTTCCAATTGGAGAGTTGCCTGTTCGGTATCTCTATCATCTAAATCATAGAACCCAATCATTGCATACTTACTATCAGTATCAGCCTTTAGTAGAAGTTTAGGAATACCACCACCACTCTGTAGAGTTAGATATGGTCCTCCACCAGCACCACTTGTAGTGGTCATCATCATTCCGTGAGGATTTCCTGTACCATCAAAACTTGCAGTTATTTGATTGATGGAGTTGAATTTGAATATTTCTGTTGAATCATCATAGGTTAGAGTTGAGTGTGCAGTTGCCGTACCATCTCCATCCATTGTTATTAATCTCGTGTCTGCATCACCACTAACTGAGATTGAACCAGCTGGCCCCGCTGGCCCTTGAGGTCCTGCAGGCCCATCTGCTCCGTCTGGTCCAGAAGGTCCTGTTGGTCCTGCAGGCCCTTGAGGCCCAGGAGGTCCTTGTGGTCCAGGAGGTCCTCCAGGTCCTTGTGGTCCTGGTGGTCCACCACCTGTTGTGAATTCGTGAAAAGTACCAGTTGTACCCTCGTATACTTTTAAAGAATTATTTGATGCATCAAACCATATCACACCACTTCTTACCTGTGGCCCTTTTGGTGCGAATTGTGGTAATTGTAAGGTATTCAGACCCATAATATGAAAGTTAGAGTCGAGTACTGACCTGACTATACTATTAGGTTCTTCCATTGATATGAAAGACGAACCTAAACTTGTACCCATAAAAAATCTCATAGCACCAGGTCTATTTGCTGTTCCATCATTTGGTATTAGATGCCACATAGCTCCTCTTGTGGGTGACCCTGCAGCATAAGATTGTGATACTCTTTTGAATCCACCCAATGATGAAAATGAACCAGTACCTATTGAGAACATTGAACCAGATGCATCATCAATCACAGTATTTATTTCGGCCTGTGTGATTGATTGTGATACAAGTCTCATCGTATCTCGTAGTCGATAGTTACTTCCAGCTAAAAATTTATTACCATTATTTGCACCATTCAAAAAGAATGTGTCGGTTGCTGGCATTCCTTTACCAGGTGTATTAGATAGAGCTGACATCTTTCTAAAAGCTATTGATGTTGGGTCTAACTTACCATCTGGCATACTAACCATATTCATTTCTGCATTTGTCAATACACCAGGATCGGCAAAGGTAGACATCGATATAGCTGCAACTGATACTGCAGTTCCAACTGCATCAACATCTGAAATTAGTATTCCACTCTTATCTTGATAACCAGCATCCAATTTCATCCTTGATATAGTTTTTAATGCACTTGAAACACCATCATAATAATCTACTGATTGACCAGCTAGAGTATTAGTGAATCTATGTAATCTATCTTCCTTTATTTGCCAACCAGAAATTGTATTTCCATCTTCACCTATTTTGAAAACTTCTGTTCCACCATCTTGTAATGATGCATCATACCCAACTATACCCCACGAACCAGTAGTACCAGCTGAACCAATCTTACCAATCTTTATTCGTGGATTATTTTTATATCCACCAACCTCTAATGATTCTCCAAAGAATCCCATATTAGCCGTAACTGTTTCTGCATCAACTCCTGCAGTCAATAAAATATTTGAGGCGGTTACATCACCAGCAGGAGATACTCTAAAGAAAGAAGTACTTATCTCACCACTCGAACTTATATATAAATTAGGTCTATCACTTGTACCACCAACTGATAATTGGTCGTTGAAAAATCCAAAGTTTGCACTAACACCATCTGCAGTCAATCCACCACTCAAGTCCATATTTGATGCAGTAACAGTACCAGTTGCAGATACTTTGAAATTACTTGAAGATATAATCAATCCCTCACCAGTTTCTGCTGGAGTAAAGTTTCCACCAATCTGTCCACTAACAGTCAAGTCACCTGTAACTGCTACAGTACTACCATCGAATGTGAAGTTAGACTCAGCGTTAGCAGAAGAACCATTTATATCAGTTAATACTCTGTTATTTCCTGAGTTTGATATATTAATAACTCCACTTGTTCCACTCGAACCACTTGTTCCACTTGAACCACTATTACCACTCGTACCAGATGAACCACTATTACCACTCGTACCACTTGAACCACTTGTTCCACTTGAACCACTATTACCACTCGTACCAGATGAACCGCTATTACCACTTGTTCCACTCGAACCACTTGTTCCACTTGAACCACTATTACCACTTGTTCCACTCGAACCACTTACTCCGCTTGTTCCACTTGAGCCAGATGACCCACTTGAACCACTTGTTCCACTTGAGCCATTTGCACCTGGAGGTCCTTGTACTGAGATTCCACTTGTTCCACTCGAACCACTTACTCCACTTGTACCACTACTACCACTTACTCCACTTGTACCACTACTACCACTTACTCCACTCGTACCACTTGACCCACTTGTACCACTTGAACCACTTGGGCCTTGTGCACCAATATCACCAGTTCTTGCGAATGTGACAACCACAGAATTTGAATTACTAAATGGATTTGCAGCAGATGAACCTATGTTCGATACGGTAATATCAAAGTAACCACTATTTTCTGATAGTGAACTTATTGTGAATAATAAAAATTTTGAAGAATCAAACCTTTTTGAAATCTTTACATGCCCTTTTATTGTACTTGTGGAATCATCAATTGTTCTCAAGAATGCCTGTATATCAAGACTATTTGCATCATTATCATCAATGTAAATTCCTGTTGCAGAACTTTGTGTACCATTATCTAATCGTAAAGTACCATTACCTGGATCACTATTTGTTGTTGTGGTAGAGAAAGTATATTGAAAAGAAGCACCACCAAAGTTACCACTTGAACCACTTGTACCACTTGAACCACTCGTACCACTTGTACCACTACTTCCACTTGTACCAGATGTTCCACTTGAACCACTTACTCCACTTGTTCCACTTGACCCACTCGTACCACTTGAACCAGATGTTCCACTTGTACCTGAACTTCCACTTACTCCACTTGTTCCGCTCGAACCACTTGTACCTGAACTTCCACTTACTCCACTCGTACCACTTGAACCACTCGTGCCTGAAGAACCACTTGTACCACTTGTTCCACTTGTGCCACTACTTCCACTTGAACCACTCGTACCTGATGAACCACTTGTCCCACTTGAACCACTTACTCCACTTGTACCACTTGAGCCTGATGTTCCACTTGTCCCACTCGTTCCACTTGTTCCACTTGAGCCTGATGAACCACTTGTTCCACTTGTTCCACTTGAGCCAGATGTTCCACTCGAACCATTATTACCTGGAGGTCCTTGAGGTCCTGTTTGTCCACTTGTTCCACTACTTCCGCTTGAACCAGATGTTCCACTTGTCCCACTCGTTCCACTTGAGCCAGATGTTCCACTTGACCCACTTACTCCACTTGTACCACTTGAGCCAGATGTTCCACTTGTTCCACTTGACCCACTTGAGCCAGATGTACCACTTGTTCCACTTGAACCACTCGTACCACTCGTACCACTTGAGCCAGATGTACCACTTGTTCCACTTGAACCAGAAGAACCACTTGTTCCACTTGACCCACTTGAACCAGAAGTACCTGAAGAACCACTTGTTCCACTCGTACCACTTGTTCCACTTGTACCTGATGTTCCACTTGAACCACTCGTACCTGAACTTCCACTCGAACCACTTGTACCAGATGTTCCACTCGTACCACTTGTACCACTTGAGCCAGATGTACCTGAAGAACCACTACTACCACTTGTTCCACTACTACCACTCGTACCACTTGTGCCAGATGTTCCACTTGTTCCATTCGTACCACTTGTACCTGAAGAACCACTATCACCTTTATCACCAGTTCTTGCAAATGTAATTATGATTTCCTCACCAGCACTAAATGGAGCGGCTGCTGAAGAATCTATAGGACTTACAGTTATATCAAAATAACCACTAAGTTCTGATAAACTTGAGATAGTAAATAATAAGAATTGAGAACTATCTTGTTTGTTTGAAATTTTTACATGCCCTTTTATCGTACTTGTTGAGTCATCAATGGTACGCATAAAAGCTTGTATGTCATTACCATCCTCATCAGTATCACAAATATAAATACCTGTAGCCGCATTCTGTGTAGCATTGTCTAATCTTATATCACCAGAACCTGGATTTGCATTATTGGTATTTGTCTCGAAAGTATAGAAGAAAGCTGCTCCACCAAAATTACCATCAGCACCACTTGTTCCACTACTACCACTCGTACCACTTGAACCGCTAGTACCACTTGTGCCTGAACTTCCACTTGTGCCTGAAGAACCACTATCTCCACTTGTTCCACTCGAACCACTTGAGCCAGATGTTCCACTCGTACCTGATGAGCCACTTGAACCACTTGTACCACTCGTTCCACTCGTACCACTTGTTCCACTTGAGCCAGATGTTCCACTACTTCCACTTACTCCACTTGACCCACTCGAACCACTTGTTCCACTTGTTCCGCTAGTACCACTTGAACCTGATGTTCCACTTGAGCCAGATGTTCCACTTGAGCCACTTGAACCACTTGTACCTGAACTTCCACTTACTCCACTTGTTCCACTCGAACCACTTGTACCACTTGTACCAGATGTACCTGCAGTACCCGAAGAACCTGATGAACCACTCGTTCCACTACTACCACTTGAACCACTCGTACCACTTGTTCCAGATGTACCACTTGTGCCTGAAGAACCAGAAGTTCCACTCGTACCACTTGACCCACTATCTCCGCTTGTACCACTTGAACCACTTGAGCCAGATGTACCTGAAGAACCACTTGAACCCGATGTTCCACTTGTTCCACTTGTTCCGTTTGTACCTGAAGTACCCGAAGTACCAGAAGAACCACTCGTACCACTTGAACCGCTATCTCCACTTGTTCCACTTGACCCACTCGAACCACTTGTACCACTTGAACCACTCGAACCCGATGTTCCACTTGTTCCACTTGAACCAGATGTTCCACTTGTACCAGAACTTCCACTTGTGCCTGAAGAACCACTATCTCCACTTGTTCCACTTGACCCACTTGAACCACTTGTTCCACTCGTACCTGAAGAACCACTTACTCCACTTGAACCACTACTACCACTTGTTCCACTTGAACCTGAAGAACCACTTGTTCCGTTTGTACCACTTGTTCCTGATGAACCACTTGTGCCTGAAGAACCAGAAGTTCCACTCGTTCCACTTGTTCCACTTGTTCCACTTGAACCTGCAGCAACCTCAAATCCTGTGGGTGTTCCTCTGTATATATTATTGTCGTGTGTACTAAAAGCTATTTGACCAGGTTTTGGTGTAATGGTTGTTGCATTTGCAACAATCGGTATAACAAAACTACCAGTTACATCCAATGAACCTGAAAATCTATGAGTATCAGTTAGAGTATCTCCAAATATATTTGAACCCTCTGAAAAACTCTGTGTAAAATATGATGTAGATGAGGATACAATTTGATTTTCAGCAATAACATCCCCACTTACTCGTAAACTACCAAGTAAATTTAGATAGTCTCCATCTTTGTTGAATGTCGCTACATTTTGTCCCTCTACTTGGACTACAATAGCCGCTGATGATGATATAATCCCATCTTCTATATGAATTTTACCCATCTACACTTTCCTAATCATTGCTAGTATTGAAAAACTTTCACCCTCACCACTCTCAAGTGATTGAGCGATTACAGAACCAAACATCTGTACATTAGATAAATATTGATTTTCTACAGATTTACCATGCCCAATTACATCTGATGTGACAATCCAATCACCAACATTTACTTTTCCAGTAACCAATATAGGTTCAGCACCAAGTATAATTGGTTCATCTTTACCTTGTTTACTAACTCCCATTACAAGAGTATCAAAATTCTTTTCACAAGGAATTAATTTTTTACCATCCCATACCAATATAGTTCCTGTTGGTAATTTACCAATTCCTTCTGTTCGTAAGTTAGTTTCAAAAATACCACCAGTAGTAGTTTGTGTAGCAAATACATCACCCCATCTCTTTTCAGCCGTACCAAGTGTCATAGAAGAATCATCAGTTCTTGGTATAAACACACCATTCAAGTCTAAAATACTACCATCAAATGTCAATGAAGCTTCTGCAGTTGCAGTACCATCTCCATCCGATGTCAATACTCTATTCTCACCATCTGATGCAATTGATATTACACCACTTGTTCCACTTGACCCACTTGAACCAGATGTTCCACTTGACCCACTTGTTCCACTTGTACCAGATGTTCCACTCGAACCACTTGAACCACTTGTGCCAGATGTTCCACTTGTACCACTCGTACCTGAAGAACCACTTACTCCGCTTGAACCACTACTACCACTTGTTCCACTCGTACCACTCGTACCACTTGTACCAGATGTTCCACTCGAACCACTTGTTCCACTTGAACCGCTTGAGCCAGATGTTCCACTTGACCCACTTGTTCCACTTGAGCCAGAGACTCCACTTGAACCACTTGAACCGCTAGTACCACTTGTACCTGATGACCCACTTGTTCCACTCGAACCACTTGTTCCACTTGAGCCAGAGGAACCAGATGTTCCACTTGAACCACTTGAGCCAGATGTTCCACTTGTACCTGATGTCCCACTTGTTCCACTCGAACCACTTACTCCACTTGAACCACTACTACCACTTGTTCCACTTGACCCGCTTGAACCACTTGTTCCACTTGAACCACTTGTACCCGAAGAACCACTATCTCCACTTGTTCCACTACTTCCGCTTGTACCAGATGTTCCAGATGTTCCACTTGTTCCACTCGTACCTGATGAACCACTTGAACCACTTGTTCCACTTGAACCTGAAGAACCACTTGTTCCACTTGTTCCAGATGTTCCACTTGAACCACTTGTACCAGATGTTCCACTTGTTCCACTCGAACCACTACTTCCACTCGTACCACTTGAACCTGATGTACCACTTGAACCAGATGTTCCACTTGTTCCACTTGTTCCACTACTTCCACTTGAACCACTTGTACCTGAAGAACCACTACTTCCACTTGTTCCAGATGTTCCACTTGAACCAGATGTTCCACTTGAACCTGAACTTCCACTTGTTCCACTTGAACCACTTGAACCAGATGTTCCACTCGTACCACTTGTTCCACTCGTACCACTTGAACCAGATGTTCCACTTGTTCCACTTGTTCCAGCATCAGGATCTGATGCAGTTGATGTAGCACCATCTGAAACCAAACCACCAGTTGCAGTAACAGTATTTGCAGTCAATGATTCAGCAGTTATTGATGCACCATTTATTTCTAAACCATCACGAGTTAGTTTTATGAAACTACTTGGTGATGCAAATATCAATAACCCATCAGGCATCAATTCAATTTTTGCCTCGACTTGTTTTAGTACGAATGAATCAAACTGAAGTTCTGTGTATGGTGTTCCATCATTTCCTAAATCCGAAGTTGGGTTCAACGAACCACTAACTTTTACTAAAATATTTGTAGTGTCTTTTGGTAGTTCAGCATTTAGATTTATCTGTGAGAAATTCTTACCAGGTAAGAAACTCTTTCCTACAGGACTACTTCCATCCACACTACCAGATGGGCCGAACATATAATAAGCTGATGCTGATTCATACCACAATGAAACAAATTGGTCTGGTACAGTTCTGTTTGTCCCAGCACCTTGTAAACTATGACTCATTCTTGTGTTGAATGAAGTATAAATTGTTTTACCTTCTGAGAATGAACCAGTAATACTTGAAGATATTATGTAGTTATGAGTCTCACCCAATACATAAGAACCACTTGGTACAAAAATATCAAGTGTATTATTACCTTCGTTTGCACTTTGACCAACACTACCATATTGATTTCTTCTTGTTATCGAAGAACTAACTCTTGCACCAAGTTCAATAGACCAAGAAACAAGACTATTCGGTGCAGATATAGTTCCAATGTTCTGTCCACCAAATGGTGGTGTTCCAGCATTTGAATTTGCACCTGTGTCAATTATTTCTATTCCACCATTTATAAATAAATCCGTACCAGCTGCCTCATTACTCAAAGATGCAGATGCAACTTTTACAACTGTATCTCCAAATTCATTGTCTATTTCTAAACCAGGTAATGATGAATTTAATGCTACAGTTCCTTTACTTATAGAACCATCTTCTATTTTCCAACCAGCAATATCACCAGCTGATGCAGTCATCTCTCCTGCAGGTGATACTTGGAAATTAGATGCAGATACAAATCCACTTGATGATATTATAAAATTAGGTATTGCTTCTGTACCACCTACTTTTAGTGTATCTCCAAAAAATCCAAAGTTTGCGTGAACCGAATCTGCCTGTACATCAGAACCTATCAACATTCTTGAGGCAGTTACTGCTCCGTGCTGGTCTACTCTAAAGAATGATGCGGATATTTCACCACTTGAACTTATATAAACATTAGGTTCTGCTTCAGTGCCTCCTACTAATAATTTATCCCCAAAGAAACCAAGTGTAGCGTGTACAGAATCTGCCTGAACATCATTACCAATCAACATCCTTGATGCAGTTACTGCTCCGTGTTGGTCTACCCTAAAGAATGATGCAGATATTTCTCCACTTGAACTAACATACACATTAGGTTCTGCTTCTGTACCACCAACTAATAATCTGTCTCCAAAGAAACCAAGTGTTGCGTGAACTGAATCAGCCTGTACATCATTACCAATCAACATTCGAGATGCAGTTACTGCTCCGTGTTGGTCTACTCTGAAGAAAGAAGCTGAAATCTCACCACTTGATGAAATATAAACATTTGGTTCGGCCTCAGTTCCACCAACTAATAATCTATCTCCAAAGAAACCAAGATTTGCGTGTACCGAGTCCGCTTGTACATCGTTACCAATCAACATTCGAGATGCAGTTACCGCACCAAATTGGTCTACTCTGAAGAATGAAGCTGAAATCTCACCACTTGAACTTATATAAACATTTGGAGCATCAACACTTCCACCGACTAACATTCTATCTTCAAAGAAACCAAAGTTTGCGTGTACTGAATCTGCCTTGACATCTTGTGCAATCAAGATACGAGATGCAGTTACTGCTCCTTCTGTATCAATTCTGAAATGAGATGCGGATATTTCACCACTTGAACTTACATAAACACTTGGTTCTTCAATAGTACCACCAACTAATAATTTATCTTCAAAGAAACCAAGTGTTGCGGTAATATCATCTGTTAGTAATATACTTGATGCAGTAACATTACCCTCTGCATCTACTTTGAAGTTACTTGAACTTACCACATATGTAGCATCAGGTGATAATTCAAATTGACCTGTTTTTGCAAGTTTATCGGAATTGATTGTCCACCCACCAATATTACCACTATCGGCATCTAAATTTGTTAGGGTTACATTATTGAAATTTACATCATCTAAAATATTTATATCACTATTACCAGCAATATTTGAAGCCTGTATTCTACCAAACGAACCAGTTGAGGTTGATGAACCACTTACAGCAAATTCTCCAACATTCAAATGTATATCATTATATAATTCTATTTTACCAAACGAACCAGTTGATTGTGCAGAACCACTTACAGAACCGTGAGTATCTACACCCATACTTGAACCTGTTATAAACAATGAACCAGTTAGTCGTAAATTTGCTCCATCAAAGGTAAGATTAGATTCTGCAGTTGCAGTTCCATCACCATCGGATGTCAATATTCTATTATCACCATCACTAGCTATTTGAATTACACCACTTGTTCCACTACTTCCACTTGAACCACTTGTTCCACTTGAACCACTACTACCACTTGTTCCAGAAGTACCACTCGTACCACTTGACCCACTATCACCTTTATCACCAGTTCTTGCGAATGTCGCAATAACATCTTCTGTATTACTAAATGGAGCTGCAGCTGATGAATCTACAGCACTTATAGTAACTTTATGGTAACCTGTTTCTTCAGAAGATGCTGATATTGTAAATAAAATAAATTGTGAACTATCTGTTTTATTTGTTATTCTAACATGCCCCTTTATCGTAGAGGTCGAATCATCTATAGTTCGTAAATAATTTTGTATATCTGTACCATTGACATCAGTATCATCAATGTACATTTCTGTTGCATTATTTTGAGTTGCATTATTTAGTGCTAATTTTCCTGCACCAGGATCTGAATCTGATGTAGCAGTATTGAAATCAAACTCAAATGCTGCACCACCGAAATTTCCATCAGAACCACTTGTTCCACTTGAACCACTTGTTCCACTTGACCCACTTGTACCACTTGAACCACTCGAACCACTTGTGCCAGATGTTCCACTTGTACCACTTGTTCCTGATGTACCACTTGTCCCACTTGAGCCAGAACTTCCACTTGTTCCACTACTTCCACTTGAACCAGCCGTTCCACTTGAACCACTTGAACCACTTGTTCCACTTGAACCATCACCCCCATCTATTCCACTTGTACCTGAAGAACCACTCGAACCACTTGTGCCAGATGTTCCACTCGTACCACTTGACCCACTCGAACCACTTGTGCCAGATGACCCACTTGAACCACTTGTTCCACTTGTTCCATTTGTACCTGAAGTACCAGAAGAACCACTCGTACCACTTGAACCATCTTCCCCACTTGTGCCTGACGAACCACTTGTTCCACTTGTACCTGATGAACCACTCGTTCCACTTGTTCCACTTGTACCCGAAGAACCTGATGAACCACTTGTTCCACTCGAACCTGAACTTCCACTTGTTCCACTTGTACCACTCGAACCATCTATTCCACTTGTACCACTTGAACCACTTGTTCCACTACTTCCACTCGAACCGCTTGTTCCACTTGAACCTGAAGAACCAGAAGTTCCACTTGTCCCGCTCGAACCACTTGTTCCACTTGAGCCAGATGTTCCACTTGTGCCAGATGAACCTGATGTTCCACTCGAACCATCTATACCACTTGTGCCAGATGAACCACTTGACCCACTCGTACCACTTGAGCCTGAAGAACCACTTGTTCCACTACTTCCACTTGAACCAGCCGTTCCACTTGAACCACTTGAACCACTTGTGCCAGATGTTCCACTTGTTCCGTCTACACCACTTGTTCCACTTGAGCCAGATGTTCCACTTGTACCACTTGAACCTGAACTTCCACTTGTACCACTTGAGCCTGATGAACCACTTGTGCCAGATGTTCCACTCGTACCTGAAGAACCACTTGTACCACTTGTGCCTGAAGAACCACTTGTACCACTTGAACCATCTATTCCACTCGTTCCACTTGAGCCAGAACTTCCACTTGTACCACTTGTTCCACTTGAACCTGAAGAACCAGAAGTTCCACTTGTACCACTCGTACCTGAACTTCCACTTGTTCCACTTGTTCCACTTGAGCCATCTATTCCACTTGTACCACTTGAACCACTTGAACCACTTGTACCACTTGAACCTGAACTTCCACTTGTACCACTTGAGCCTGATGAACCACTTGTGCCAGATGTTCCACTTGTGCCTGAAGAACCACTTGTACCACTCGAACCATCTATTCCACTTGTTCCACTTGAGCCAGAACTTCCGCTTGTACCACTTGTTCCACTTGAACCTGAAGAACCACTTGTTCCACTCGTACCACTCGTACCTGAACTTCCACTTGTTCCACTTGTTCCACTTGAGCCATCTATTCCACTTGTACCACTTGAACCACTTGAACCACTTGTACCCGAAGTCCCACTACTACCACTCGTACCACTACTACCACTTGAGCCAGATGTTCCACTCGTACCACTTGAGCCAGATGTTCCACTTGTACCCGAAGAACCACTATCCCCACTTGTTCCACTTGAACCACTTGAGCCAGATGTTCCACTTGAGCCAGATGTTCCACTTGAACCACTTGTTCCAGATGTTCCACTTGTACCACTTGAGCCCGAAGAACCACTTGTTCCGTTTGTACCACTTGTTCCACTTGAACCACTCGTACCACTTGACCCACTTGTACCTGATGTACCTGCAGTTCCACTCGTACCACTTGTACCACTTGTGGATATTGCATTGAAACCATCTGATGATGCACCACTATAAACATATACTTGTTTAGATGGTCTTGATGGAGTTCCTCCAGTTCCCTCATCAAAATAAAATATAGAACCTGATTTGAACGGTTTGTCTGCAGAACTTGTAGGAAATGTATCTACAACTGGTATTACCATAGAACCAGTGAATATTAATGAACCTGTAAATTCGTGAGTATCGTCTAAAGTATCCCCAAAAACAGTAGAACCACTTGAGAATGATTGTGTCATATGGGTTACGGAGGAACTAACTATAAAGGATTCTGCAGTTATGTCACCACCAACAGTTAGACCATTGGTTATACTCAGGCCTGCAAATGTTGGTGAATTATTTTCACCTAATTGTTGTGGACTATCACCTTCTATGGTATCAAGTCTATCACCAAGAGATTCAGATATGTCTGAAAAAGGTTGTTTAGCAGGGCCAAATGTTAGGTTATCTCCCTCACCTTTGAATGAACCAGAGATAGAACCTGTAATAGAACTATCGGAAGATAATTGTAGACTTCCTGATAACTCGAATGATCCTGTAAGTAGTGGTAATAGTTGTTTACTATCAAGTTTTGCCATATATGGTAATTCCGTTATTTTAGATGTATAAGCTTATCATCTATAAATATTTGTTTTTCAAATTCTAATAAAATTATGAGTTAAATTTTCCGTGTGCAATTATTTCATCGTCACTTTCTAAAGTATATCCTATCTCATCAGAATCAACTTTTAGTAGAAATTGTCCCCCATCTTGTTGTATTGTTAATGCATCGTGTTCCATATAGGCACCATTGATAAAGAATGAAAAGTCTTGTTCATTTGTAGCCGTCAATGAACCTGGTGCAGATGCGGTTACTGCAGTAAAACTTGCAGTTGTTGCATTAATAGTACCAGCCTTTTTAACAAAATTCTTTCTAAAGTATACACCAAATTCACCTGAACCAAGTGCAGCATCTACATAAGCTTTAGTGGTGTATTCATTATCGTGTTGTGCATATCTACCACCTCTTATAAATCCACCATCGAGTGTCAATGAAGCAGATGTTGCCAAGGTAGAACTTGCTAATCCTGTTATAGTTTTATTTGTCAATGTATCAGTTGAATCTACACTAACCAAAGTACTATATGCATTTAGTCCAACATCAACTCTCCACCTATCAGATGCTTCTTCAAATACAATTTTTGCTGGATTACTACCTGACCTAGCAATTCTCAAACCACCATAGTCACTATCGGTCAATCCTTGTTCCGCTGAACCAGAATAATTCAAATCTAATATTGGGTCTTTTACAACCATAGACTCTACATTCTGTTGTGTAGTATTTCCTCTTACAATCAAATCACCTTGTACGATTACAGAACCAGTAGAAAAAGGCCCATCAGGACCATTGGATGGTAAAATTCTTATAGCTTCTTCTTGACCATTAGAACCAGTAGCAAATATTGCAGTTGCTATCAAATGATTACCAATACCCAAATCAAAAGAACCAGTTGATAATAAGTCAATTGAAATATCATCCCACTTTATTCTAAAAGTTCCTGTAGCAGATTCTGTTACTGCAGTAGTGGTCAATACCTTAGATGGTACTTGTGGTGGTAAAGCCTGTGTTGTTAAATCTATTAATGCCATTACATACTCTCCTGTGAATATTTGACTTCTATTTCATCTGAAAAATAACTACCAGATCTAATCTCATATCCATAAAAATTATAATATCTTGTAGCACCAGAACCATCTGTATATGGGTCACCTGGTCTTGGTTTATACAATCTTATCTTTGATAAGGTTGCATCTAAAGAAAAATCTACACCTTCACTTTTTCGTGGGTCAAGATGATTTGTTCTTTGTTGTACTCCATTTATTTTCAATCTTACTGTGCCTGGTTTTAATTCATAACCTTCGGTCAAATCTGGTTCAAAATCATAGAAGTCACTATTCTGAAAATAAATATCCTGATACTTAAATCTTTGAACTCTTCTTGTAAAATTATTATCACCACCTTCAAAATTTACAACATCTGTTCTTGTCTTTGGCCCTCCTGACCTCATATTCATTGAGTATTCTATTGGATTCTTATCAGAATCTCTAAATACCAATACATCACCACTAAATTTAGATTCGGATACTGGTTTTATAAATTCGTGTTTTACACCTTTCAAATAATTTTGTGCCATTAGAATACCTTTTCTTGTTGAAATCTAATGGTTAGAAATTCTGTTTGGTCTATATTATGTCCGTGAAATGGGTCTTCTACTGTTGGTTTACGAACTAAAAATTCTTGTTGTGATGAACTTATAAAGAAATCAACAGAACCAGATTGTAATTGATTTTGTTCAGAACTCAAATCAACTCCATTTATAGATATATTCAAACTACCATTTCGTAACTGAAATCCAGTATCGATTGATGATGTCAATGAATATACTGAAGCAGTCTGTTGTGATTGGTCTGGAATATTATATAAGGATGAACTTGAACTTCCTGATATCACAAAACTCTTCAATTCATAATTAGATTCAGCGAATCCAAATTGTAATACTGCCGTAGTATCTGCAGAACTCGTTGGTTCTCCACCATTTCTCATAGTATATAAAGTTTCACCACCAAATGTATTTGTAAATTGTATGTCTTGTGCCTCACCACCACCACTTCTTGTAGCACCTCTCATAAAATCTGTTGCACCACCAAGTTGATTTGGTATACCACTTCCTTTTGCCTGTGTATGTAAGACTTCTAATTTATTTCCACCTATACCAAAATTAGGTGTAAATTGTAATCCTGTGTTATCTTCTATGTCGATTCTACTTGGTGTAAAATACTTTTGAGTATTCATAAATTCATTGAAACTCTCAGGTATTAGATATCCTCTAAAACTAAAATTGAATGTAGTTTTTATAATTCTTTCATTATCTCCAAATTCTGTACTATCTTCAAAACTATCTATATTTACTTTGAACTTGAATTTGTTTGGTTCTCCCCAATATGCACCATCAGAAAAATTTATCTTCTCTACCAACTGATTCATTTGAGCAACATAAGAAGTCCAAATTATTGCCTCATAATTCATAGTCATATAATCTGGTACTGCAACATTATAATATTCTTTTTGTTGTAATAATCCTATTTGTTGTGAAAATCTATCATATCTATTTTTTTGAGAATACTTTTGTTCAAATGTATAAAATAATTTTGGTTTGGTTGGGTCGAATTTATCTACAGCAATAGTATCATCTTTTTGTATACTCGTTCTACGAAATACAACCAATGGAGTTATAATACTTCTTTTTGAATCTCGTATATATCCATCTTTATTTATTGACTTCCATCTCTCAGGATTAGAATACAATACAGGAACTTTTATCTGTTCATCTCCCTCAACCACAGTTGGTTTTATCACCTCATTGAAGTAAAACATAATGGCGGAATCGTGGTCAATAAGAGATACTTGTACATTTTTTACAGTATCATTATCTCTTCGTAACTCATATCCCCTATTACTCGGTACATCTCGTTGGATGTTTCTTTGAGTTCTTGGAACTGGTTTAGATTTACTTGCCATTATATACTTCTAATCCTCTCAATATTCAGTGCACTTTTTCTAATTAGATGAGTATTACATACTACTGAAAAGTTCTCATCATATTTTCCACCAATCAATTGATTTTCATTTATTGAATTTATTTCCCAATGAGCGTGATTCCAATCAATAATATCACCAATTTCTGGTCTGAAATCAGCCTCTATCAAAGTATCTCTCATAAAACTATACACCACAGTTTGTCGTAAATCAGGACCAAACTCATCCGTATTGAAATCGAAATCATCTGCCTGTATAGTACAAGGTAACTCAACACCAGGTGAAAATGTTTTTACTCCACCTACTGCCTCACCATATAAGTTTGTTTTAGTATCAGATGCAGATATTTGAAATATCTTTACAAGTTGATTTATTATACCATCTTTATCTCGTTTTAAATCACCAACTAATTCTCTGTTGAAACGAGTAAATTGTTCTATGTCTCTTGAAGATAAAAACCGACTAGCCATCAGATTATCCTACATATATGTTTATTGGTATTCTACCTAACTTATCTTGTAGATATTCACTCTCATCTCTTTCGGCTTCCATCAATGACCTACGAGATGATTGGTCTAAGTATTCACGAAGTTGGGTTATCAATTGTTCCTTTTCAGCATTTGCCTCACTCCTCAATGTCTCACCATCAAGATTTACTTCGGCATTTGGTATAGGAACTGATGAATATTTACTACGAATCATACCCAATAATTCTTTTGCTAAAGCTAATCCATACTTACGAATCCATTGTTTACCAACATCGTTTATCTGTGTATAAACCATATTCTCATATGGTGCATTGGAAACATCACTAACCACACCAAGTGTAGAACCACCGTGTGGAGCTTTCAATGATGAGTCCTTTTCACTCTTTACCATATATTGAAAATGTATTGTGTCATCTCCTGTTGGGTTTGGAAAGATTTTAAGTTTATTATTTACCAATTCAAATGAATAAGCAGATTTTCTAATCATATCATTGAATTCAATTGCTTGAACTCTCAACAAATCTGCATATATTGGCATCATAAGAAAAGTTACTGCAGGTGAATAATTTCCAAATCCAAATCCATCCAACATATTTATAGTACCTTGACCAGTTCCTGCATATGGGTCAAAGTATCTTTGAATAGATGGTGCGGCTTCGTGAAATACTCGTCTAACTTCAATTGCCTCTCCACTTTCAGATACATCAGCCCACAATGTATTCAAATCATACTCTTGTGAACCTGAGTTTATTTGTATTGAACCGTGTTTCAAATCAGTAGTACCACCCACTAAAGCTTCTGTACCATATTGTTCTGATATCTGTATGGTTCTACCAAATGTTTGGGTGACATTTCTATGTGTCAAATTAGAACCTGTAGATTGTCCTTGTAAAGAAAGTAGATTGTCTTTTATATTGTACTGATTTACTTGTGCAGAATATTCAGTTATAGATTCTTCAAGTATTGCGTAGAATGAACCTGAGTTCAATTCCACATCCATAATTGGATAACCTAATCTTTTTGCACACCACTTCGCAAAGTTATCAGCCTCAGTTTGGAAATCTGAATCTGTATCATAGAATCCAAATGGTGTAGAACCTGTTGTAAAGGTAGAACTACCATCCCATATTGATGCTTGTGGCATTTATTTCTCCTAATTAGAATGTATGTAATATTACAGTAATAAATATAACAGGCAAAAAAAGAGGGGAGTTTTTACTCCCCTCTTTTAAGTTTGGTCAATATAAGTCTAAAACCAGCCTTACACTAACCTATTTGGTTTACACCAAATCAACATCAGCAACGATGACTTTTCCGTAGAACTCAGGTCTTACGACTTTCTTCGCATAACGAGTCATCACACCTTTACGCGGAGTAAAGTTGGTTGGGTCGTATACGAGAGGTGTCATAATCAATGGTACATACGGAGCATACACGGCACCTGATTCGAGGAAGTTAGAACCTCTAAATCCACATAGAATCTGGTTTTCGATCATATAAGGGTTCTTGTAAACAGTATATCTGTTATTTAGAGCCCCTACTTTTTGTACGCCCATCGCGTATTGATTGTTAGTTGCAGCACCATCGGAATCAGCTGCAAATCCAGGAATAGACTCAATGATGGTAGCAGTTTCAGGAGAAACTACGATAAAGTTAGCACCACCTCTGAGGGTCTTCTGATGAATTGCATTTGAAACAGATTGTAACTTGTTTCCAAGAGTCTGGAACCAAGTTCCTTTAGTGTAAGCAGACTGGTTTGTTGCAGTCTCAGCGAAAGCACCAGTACCAGAATTATACTCATTAGCAATTTTTGCTGACCAGTATTCTGTCTTAGCGTTAGCATTTACCAATAACAAGTCAAGGATTTCTAAATCGATTTCCATTGAAATGTACTCGGATAGAAGTGAAGTCAATTCAGCTTCTGCATCAACACTATGATAAGCATTTAGGTCTTGAGCAAGTTCTGGAGTCCAGACAGCTTTCAACTTACGAGTTTTCGCAACAATCGGAATACTTCTTAGAGAAATATCGATTTCTGGTATTCCAACATCACCTTCACCAGAGAAACCACCATCGTTACCAGGAGTTGGTGAAGCTTCAAAGTCACCACGAGTGATATCGGTAGGTTGTTTATGATACTTGAATTTTGCTGTATCATTCTTCGCATTCTCATCAACGACAAAACGAATGTGAGTAGCAGCATCAGCAGCAACAACTTCATTAGAAGAGTTAGCTGGTTTGGTAAATGCAGGATACCAAGTTGTTAGTGCACTATCGTTACCAACAGGTTCCCAAGCACGAATGCCACCAATGTCACCATTGGAAGAACCAGAAATAGGTAGTAGATAGTACTTTAAGTTAGCAATAGATTCTGAAACAGTGTTATCAAAATCAATCATTGCAAGAGTTGCAGATCCAGTAAGAGCAGCGATAGCATGGTTACCTGATTCGGCTTCGTTTATAGAATATCCGAATTTACCAGCACCATAAAGACCACCTGTTGCATCACCAGAACCTGAAGTGTTACCAAACACATCAGAGTTTTGAGTGAAACCAGGTTGTGCACTACCATACTTGAAGTCAAGATAGAAGATAAGACCACTTGGTAGGTTCATAGGTTGAACACTAACAAAGTCTTGTGCAGCTAATTCACCAAAAATTCTACGAACTAATGGTAAAGCAACACCTGCCCATTCTTCAGAATTAGATTGAGTACCAGTTTTGGAAGACTCATCAATTAATTGACGAGCTTGGTTTTCCAAAAGAACAGCCATTCCGTGTGTCTTGTTCTCTTCGGTAATACCTTCCAATAAACCAGTTGGCTCCCACTTCTTGACTAACTTACGGGTCTGTTCCATTAAGGCACGGTGTGGGTTATACCCATCCATTATACCTTTAATTGAATCAAAATTAGACATTATAGTCTCCCTTATATTATGTTAGCTAATTTCTTAAACCTATTCTTCAAATCATTACCTTCAGAAATCACTTTCGATTCATTCTTAGGTTGGGTTGAAGCAACAGGTTTAGAAGATTTGCCTTTGGATTCTTGAATTTTAGGCTTTTGACCAAAGGATTCAGCAAGAGTAGCGTAAACAAGTTTCACTTCTCTCAAATTCTTTGCTCTGTCAAAAGTCTCTACGACACGATACTTGTCACCTTCAGATAATCCGAATGCACGGAATAATTTGTTAGTGAATAAAAGTTTCGCGTTTAGCAAGTTAACTTCATTAAGTTTGCCTCGCATATATTTGACGGCATTGCGATACTCTTCGAGTTCAGATTTCAACTGAGTGATTTCCTCGACATTCTCTTCGACTTCTTCATCTTCGTCTTCGACTTCAGATAAAGCTTTCAAGATTTCTTCAAGGTCGATATCTTCTTCCATATCTTCATCCTCGTGCTCACCTTCGTCTTCTACACCTTCGGTATGTTTAGCTTTATCAGCTTTACCGATATCAGAAGAAGATTCAGCATCTTTGTCAAGTTTATTATCAGCAGCTCCGACTTCAGAAGACTTAAGTTCTTCTTCAAGTTCTTCATCTTCATCAGCGTGTGAGACTTCTTCGACTTCATCGTCTTCGTCCTCAACTTCTTTTTCTAACTCTCTCAAGATAGATTCAAGGTCAAGGTCGTCATCTTCATCATCGTGTTCACCTTCGTCTTCGACTTCATCGTGGACTTCATCCTCAACTTCATCGTGGACTTCATCCTCAACTTCATCGTGGACTTCATCTTCAACTTCATCGTGGACTTCATCTTCGACTTCTTTCATCTCTTCGCCTTCGTCTTCGTGCTCACCCTCATCTCCGTATCCCTCTTTCTTCTCTTCACCTTCATCTTCAACTTCGTCATCCATAGCTTCATCTTTCATTTCATCTTCTTGATTTTCATCTTCGACTTCCTGACGAATCTTCTGTGTTAACATCGATTGGATTTTAGGTGTAAAAGCTTCAGCGAGTGCAAGACGAGCGTTTTCAACAGCTGTATCTCTGACTACTTTAGCATCTGCAATGGCCTCTTTTAAAAGGTCATCCATTTTAATCTCCAGATTGGATTTTAGTATTGTTATTAGGGGAACAATAATAGAATTATTATTTCAGGTACACTATAAAGAAAAAATAGTGTATTTATTTTTATATAAATATATAGAATTTAGAAAATTAGTCCATTTCGGCTAATATTTTTTTAAATCGTAATTTAGCCTTTATATTCTTTCTTCTCTTTACTTCAGATTTTTTAGTATAAAATTGTCGTTCTTTATACTCTACTAACACCTTACTCTCTTTTACTTTTCTTTTGAAAATACTGAGAGCCTTTTCAACACTGTTGTTTTTTACAACTACAGAGACATTTGTTGCCATTTATACCTCTACTTATTATTTTTCTGTGTAATCAATTTTGAGAACTTTACTTTCTGTTCTTTTACTTTTGAATTTGTGTCCTCACCAATTGTATAATAACGACCTAAAATGTGTCCCATATCTTCATACAAAACAGCCATTCTTTCTTGTAGGTCTTGTGCCTCAGTAGCAATCTTTCCAAAGTTACCACCAAGTTTTTTCAATTCTTTCATATTACGAGAAACGGTTACTTTATCAAACCATCCATCTAACTCATTTACTGCATGTCTTGAAGCAGTTTCACAAACCCAGCCTAAATGGGATGCAAGTTCTTTCAAGGATGTCTTTCTATAAAGTTCTTCACCGATATTATTGAAATTATTTACGGATTCCATAAATTTCTTTTCATCGATAGGTTCTTCTTTTTCTTCGTCTTCAACCTCAACGATGGGTTTATCTTTCATATTTGTCTTGAAAGTTTGTCCAACTCCAAGTGCAGGTGTTGATACTATCCCACCAGCGATAAAGTGTTCTTCTAATAAGTCTTTTAATTTAGGCATTGTTGTTCTCCGTTATATAAGTATAAATATCTACTTTTTAGTTTTTTTACCAAGTAATTGTGACATCACATTTTTGTAAGTAGATTCTTTTAGTTTCTTATGTACATACAATTTATCTACATCGTGCATCACACTCTTTCCACCCTTTTGAAATTGTCTATATCCACTTGAACTACCAGCTTTTTTCGATCCTGGTTCGGGTGTTGCAGGTATTCCACCACTCACACTTCCCTCAGGTGGTGTGGTTGGTTTTTTCAAAACATCTGCAGTGTGTACCATATCGTGTGTTTCTAAAGGAATAGTGTACTCTGGATTCTTACCAAAAGCTCTTCTTCCATAAATTCTTTGTTTAGGTGACAATGGTGGTGTATCATCCCTCAACTCGTGTGGGTCTATCACTACCATTTTCTTTTTATTCTCAGGATTCATTTTAGATTGTGTTATGGTCTTTCTTCCACCATCTCCACCATAGACCACATCAGCCTTTGGTACATCTACTTGAACCATACCTCGTGGCATCCCACCAGGTCCTACAATTCTTTCCTCACCATACTTTGTAAAAATACCATCAGGCCAAGCATCACCTGTGTTCAATCCATATCCTGTTAGTGTTCCTGAGTACTCATTTATAAGTTTTGCTAATCCATCAATTCCATATTCTTCTAATAATACTCTCAAATCTTCTTTTGATATTGATTCCATTGGTGTAAATTTTCTTTTCAAATATGATAAGAAATACTTTTTTGCCTTATCATCACTACTATGTCTACCCAACTCTATTTCATATCTTGCTTTACTTTTTGCTATAACAACCCCAAAATAATCATTTTTAGGTTTATCTTTTTTGTACACCCAAGCTTTTCTAACAGGTCTAAAATCTACATCACCAACAAATTCAGCATCTAAATATTGCTTACTCATTATAACCTCGATTTCAAACTTACATATGTTCCAGCCATTGATGGTGTAAAATATAATGCATATGTATTACCACCCTTGTGTAGTGTAAAATGAGTTCTTACAGAAGTCTTTTTCAATTTATATCCACCCATCTTTTTTACATCTTTCAAAAAGTCTTTAAGTGTATATAATGCATATTCTTCATTACCTGGTACTACATCACTTCCTACTTGTATGGAAGATTCTATAGTCTTAATTTTTTCAAATTTTATTGGTTTATCAAATCCTGCAGGTTCAGATACTTGATATCTCGATTCTTTTTTATCTATTCTTGAAGTTCCTGCCTTTATACCTTGACCTTGACCACCTGCCCACCAAGAATTTTTTGGGTGTCTACCTTGTTCTAAAGATACTTTCTTGAATACTTTTTCAAAATCTTTTATTGCACCCTTTGACGCACCATCTTTAGAATCTGTTGCATAATTCTGATATGGTATTGGGCCTTCAGATAATAATGTTTTTAGTTTTATCATATTATTACTTACGAAATTGTTGAGCAATCCTTATCATTTTCTTTGGTGGCATTGACCGAAACATCTTTTGTAGTCTTGGATTTTTATCGTATGCCTTATCTATCGTTACGATTAGATTTGCAGTTTGCATATCCATACCCTTTTCCATCGTTTGATTCTTCAAAACTCTTTTGGCCAAATCAACTCCACTTTCGGATGCCTCTTGGTGTAATTTCATAACACTATCCAATGTAGGTAATGATTCACCAAACTCTCTTTTTAGGTATTCACTTTCTGTTAATAATTTTTTTAGTTTTATCATAATCTTACCTATATCTATACAACCAACCACCGTGGACATCATACTTCTTCCAAGTGTCTGATTTGAATATGTTTCCTCTTACACCTTTAGCGGGTGCTCTAAAACTTGCAGGTTTGTAAATATCACCTGTTGCTCTATCTACAAAAAATGAAACTGCACCAGCTCTTTTGTTTCTGACATTTACAATCTTATCAAATTTTATACCAGGTCTCAATAAATCTGGATATTCCCATGCACCCATATCATATAATTTAGGTAATTCTCTTTTATAGTAGTCTTCGGCTTTCTTTTGCATATACTTCAACATTTTCTTCATAGCCGCATCATATCCCTTTGGAGTTGGAGCGGGTCCTCTACCAAAAGATTCTTCGTAATATTTTTGGTCTAAATCTGTTTTCTTGAAACTTTTTAGATTCTTTATTACCTTTAGAATTGCACCATACTTTCCTACTATGAATTGGTCTGAAGACACACCCAAGTCAATCATACCTTTAGAATTTACATAAAATGGTAATACATCAGTTCCGTTAGCAGATTTTACAGTATAGAATCCACCCCAAATCTGACTTTGGATAAATGATTTCTTCATAGGTTGATATTTTACAACTTTGATTCCTGAAAGTTTTAGTGCCTTATCAATGAATCCTTTTATGTGTTCATCCTTTACCTCAACTCCATCAATTCTGTTTTCAATTATTTCATTTTTTTTCTTATACAAATACTGAAATACATTTGCCCAACCTGGTAATCCATCAAATTTATAAAATGTTTTTGAACCAAAGGTATCTGAATCTACCTTTTCTGGTCTACCACCAAGTTTATCTTCATTCTTACCTTTCCAATCTAACCACTTGACATAGGCCTTCATCAAGTTACCTTTCAAATATGGTTTCATAGATGGTTCAACTTTTTTATATTTCTTTAGAAATGCCTCAACTCTTTTTGGTTGTACATCATATACCAAGAAATCTCTTTCGGTAAGTAAATGTTCTTTCATTGATAATCTGACTCCCTCATTCTTTTTATATTGAGGGTCAATTTTTTTCATCTTGATTAGAATATCACGAACTCTTTCTCTATCTAAACTATCACCAGTAAAGGTGTCAGCGGAATACTTTTTAAGATATACCGATAGTGCAACATTTATATCATTTACTTTGAGAGGTCTTCCCCTTTTATCAGGATATATACCTTTTTGACCATAAAAGTCTTGCATATATCGGTAAAACGATTGTAAATTTTCTTTTATTTTTTCTTTAGATTCTTTGATAGGTTCGTAGTGTTCTTCTACTCTATTTGCTAAATTATCTTTATTCTTTTTTAGAGCATCACCAGGTTCCCATTTCCATTTTTTCTTCTTTTGCATACTTCCAAGAAACTGAGAATCACCTCTACCAAGATTCAAGTATACTTCTACATACCCTATATCTCCACCAACTCTGTTTTTCTTTGAGACATATTTTGTTATTTTAGGTATTACAACTTTTAGTTTAGTTCCATTCATAGGAATAGGGAATGGTCTTCTTCCTCTTGTACTAATATCTTTGTATATATCTACCTCAAAATTAGCCATTATTTTCCTCCGATAATGTCTCTCAATGTATACTCTACTTTACACCATTTATCACAAGACTCACCAAGTTGTCTTCTTGACTTATCGATTGACTCATTTACAGGATGTAAAAATGCACCTTGAGTAGATGGATTGGATACAAAGTCAAACGCAATTAGTTCAAAATCATCCCCAACTTTATTTGCCTCAGTACCTTCAAATTTTATTGTCTCTACCGAACCAAGTCCACGAGAACTAATTCCCAACTTGATACCAGCCTTGAATAACTCTTTTAGAATATTACCACTTGGTGTTGTCAAAACTTCTACCGTACCAACTAAATCATCTCCGTCCCACTTCATACCAGTAACATTATGTGAAACATTTTGTAAATTAACCACAGAGGAATCGGGATGGTCTAATTCACCTAACGCTCTTTTTTCTTTTATAAATGTATCCGAATATTTTTTGGCCTCTCTCATCAATATGTCTTTTGGATAGACACGACCATTTTGGTTTTTGGAGTCTGCTCTTTGTAAGACACCAGTAACGGTAAAGGGTTTATTGTCGTGAACACCCTCCGATATTGTTTTGGCCTCAAATGGCCTGTATTCTAATAATAAATTTTTACTCATAGCGTTATTCCTCTGAAAAGTTTTTTTCTAACTCATCTATAAATATAGTGGCAATTTGTTTTACCTCATTTTGCATCAATACAAATGTGTCATCAAATTTTCTCATATACTTTCTATATGCATCTTTAACGATTCCTTCCATATTCTTTATAGCTCTATTTCGTCTGTACTTTCCCTCTTTGTAAATAACCGTATGTGTTTTATAAAATGGGGATAGTCTTGCTCTGTAGAATGCAGAGTCATTTTGCATATAATCAGAAATTATATTTACATTTTGAAATTCGTTAGTATGGGGAAATAGTAATCTTTTTAGTCTCATTGTTCATCAGTATAGTTGTCCAAGCTTTTGAGCCATTGTGATAAGTTTTTCAGAAACAGTTTGTAATTGTTTATGTGTTCGTTTCCAATATTGTCGAGAATCAACATTCATCTCTTTTTTCAAACGAACATTCATAGCAATAACTCTATCGAGTTCCTTTATGGCGTCTCTTATCTCCTTTACTGATTGTCCAATTTTTACTTTAGGAGTTCTATCAGGATCGTTTTTATATTTATAATATCGATTTTCTGCTAACTCATAACCGCCAGAAACTTTTACCATTTTCTTTTTCTTCTTTTTCTCATCACCCTTTTTAGTAAAAGCGTATGGAGTTCTTGGTGGTCCTTCTCCACCATCAAGAGCACCAGTAGTAGATGCTTCGGCTAACTCTTGTCTTATAAGTTCTCTTATTATTTCTTTTAATTTACTTAGAGGAAACGACATCTTTTATCTCTTTGACTAATTGATACCATCTCATCAAAGAAACAACTTGACTATCCTTTACGACACCACCACTATTTAGTTTTTCTAATAATTTGGAGGCCTCAGAGAGTTTTATTTTTACAATCTTGTCGTCTACTTTAGATATGTTGTCCTTTATATATTTTTTGATACTGACAACTTCTTTGGATATGAACTCTTTCAATGTACCTGTATTTGCAACATTGTTGATGTACATTTTGAGTAATTTTCTTTGACTTTCATCTAAACCATTATATTTCTTATTGAAGTTATCAACTAATACTTTATAGGTTAGTAGTCTTACATCCTCATTCTGTTCTTTGAATTCTTTGAGTTTTTCACTTTCAAATTTCTTAGTGACTTTTTTAGATGTTATATTTTCTATTATTACAGATTTTGAACTAATGATATCATTTATAGTAGCACTATCCTCACTTCTTGTCTCAAATAATTTATAAATAGAAGCATATAGTTTATAATTTGGTATAGTGGTTTTGAAAAAATCTGTAGGATTGTAGTTTTCTCTTATCTTTTTGATAAGATTATACTTTTCATTTCTCAATTTTGAATTGGAAATTTTCTTACGAGCAGTCAATGTCAATTCAATCAATTGTTCTGCCTTAGTAACTGACTTATACTTTGTTTCAGAAAGTAATTTTATCAAGTCTAATTCCTTCCCCATAGATGTGTTCTTGGAAAAAAATTCTTTAACAAGAGAAACAGATGCAGACTTATTGTCATCCTTACCCTCAAGGATATCTGCAGTAATTTGTCTTGTTAGTAACTCGAATAATATTCCTGTATTTTTGATTTTATTATGTTTTATTTTTGACATTTTGTCCTCGTTCTAATCACTAACTTCTTGGTTGATAATAAATATATGAAAGTATAAAAAACTACAAATAATCTACTTATCTATCTTCATTTCATCAATATCTTTATCATACTCTGTTTGAGTGTCGTTCAACTCCTCATTCAATACTGATATTGACTTTCCTTTGTACTTTTTCATATTCTTTTCCATTGCATCAAAGTGTGCAAGAGCTAGTGGACTACCACCTCTGAACTCTCCATCTCTTCCTCTTTGATACTTACCAGTAGAATTCTTTTCATAATCTCTTTTACCAAGTGGGTCTCTACCACGAGCACTTCCATCCTTACCATACTTAGGGCCCTCTTCAGGTCTTCCACCTACTTCTTCTGGTTTTAAATCTTTATCCAAATCACGAGCATCAAATTCTAACTCACGACCTGTTCTTCCCATTGCTAAATCTGCGGGAGTTCCTTGTGATTGACCACTTTTTGCTGGGTCATTACCCTCATTTTCAATCTGAGATTGTCTAAAGGCATTGAATTTATCAAATATCATCTCGTCATTCATTTTAGATATTTCTGCATCTGTAAATCCAAAAACATTTTTATATATCCAAAGTGAAGATACCAAATTATCTCTTTTTGCAGTTTCTGCCAATCCTAATTTAGTATTCCATAATTCAAGTTTTTCTTGTTCATATATTGTAGATGGATTAGTTAGACCCAACTCAAAATTTACAAGGTCTTTATCTTGATAACCTTGTGCATATAAATGAACAATTGCAATCTTAGTCAATTCACTAACTACAATTCTCTGTATTCTCTCGATAGTACGAGCAAATCTAACATCTTCGGCAGCTAATGTTGCCTTACTACCAACCTCTTCCTCATATCCAAGATATGCTTTTGGTACTCTCAATGCAGCTAATAGTTTATTTTTCAAATATTCTATATCATCTATTGCATTGAATTCAAGACCAGGTAGATTTTCTAATTGTGTACCACTATCTCCACCACGAACTGGTAGATAAAAATCTTCTGTTAGGTTTTGCATATTATATTTTAGATTATACTCACCAGTTGCCTCATCAATAACAGGTGCCTTTTTCATCTTGTTGATGATTCTTTGCATATAGTTATCAACTTCTGCAGGTGGAATATTTCCTATATCAATTTTGAATATTCTCTTTTCTGGTGCTCTCATAATACGATGTATCAACATAGCATCTTCCATCAATGTAACTTGTTTCCATATCTGTCTTGCCTGTTCAATCATAGACTTTCCATATGGTAGATAATTTGAATCTGATAACATTCTAAAATGTGCTACTTCATAATTTTCAAATTCTTCTTTTGCAGCATTGTTTTGATGTCGTTGGTCTGTTGATTCCAAGATAAATTTTACATACTCAGGATTTTCTGGATCATCACCCTCAACACGAGTGATATCGTAAGCAGACATTGGGATAACATTTGTTATACCATACTTTTCATTGATTTCCAATTTCAAAAAGAAGTCACCATACTTCACCATATTACGAACCCAAGGCCATAAATTGAATTCTATATTCAGTATGTCATAAAATAGGTTATGTAAAATATCTTTCAAATCATTATTATCAGAAGTAATATTTAGTACATCACCATACTCTGATTTCATTGTTGATTCATCTGCATATATGTCAAGTGCAGAAGCAATAATTGGGTCTACATCCATAGCCTCATAATCTCTGAACAACCCAAGTCTTTGAGTCTTCTGATATAATGAATAATTATATCCACTCGTACCAGCATATGATGTGTATAATTTTGTATATCTATCAACAAGACTTGCTTTTGGATTAGTCTGAATTCTTGATGTATCAGTAACCTTTAACTTTCTACCACCAACATTTCTTACGATAACATTGGAAGAAAAAAGTCTTCTTAGTCTTGTGTATATATTTTTATCTGCCATAATTTAACCTCAAAGTAGCCAATCTAATTTTTCTGTTTCCTTTCCTACATTCATATTCCAAGAGTCATTCTGATTTGTATTGTTAGAATAAACTCCCTCATTAGAACTAAAGTAAGAAAGTGATTTTTTTGTCAATTCAATTCCCTCTTGTCTTAGACGAAGAGCAGTTTCACGAACCCAAAGTCCAATAGCCAAACTCATTACTAAATCATCATTATATCCACCCATAGCTTCGGCTTTCTGTCCATTATATATAAATACAAACAATTCATCAATTAATCGATTAGAATGTACAATTACTGACTTTTCTCTAAAAAATTCCTCTAATTTAGAAATTACCAATGGTCTTGTCTTCATAGTCATAGAAAAACCAGGTACCATTTGTCTTTCTGAACGATTTATTTTATTATTTATTGTATTTAGTGTATCCACATATTGTAAATCTTTACTCATATAAAACAGATTATCGTATTGTCTGTCTATACATTGTTGTATTGCAGCCCAACCAATTGATGCATTCTCAATAATTAGTAAGGCATTGTTGTACTCTGTTGATATATTTACCAACATATTACCAAAATCTTTGGGAGACACTTTTCCTTTATATTCACCAACTTGTTCTACCTTTTCCACATCAATGATATGAAATGCACTATAGTCTTGACCATCACCACGACTAACATCAGCACATACTATATAGTCTTTTGTATAATTTGGAGGCTCCCATATCCAAATATTACTATCAATTCCTCTTTTCTCCATAGGTTCTCTAACCGTGGTATTTCTACATTCCTCTAAAAGTACACCATCAACCACAGATTGACCAGAAGTAATAAAGTCACAATCACACTCTTGTGCAGCTAATGAAGGACCTAACAATCCATCTTGTTCTCTTCTCCAACTTTCATCTCTATCAGGATGTACAGTCCAATGAAGTTTGATAAAGTTAAATTTATTAGTACCAGCCTCTGCATCTGCCCAAGTTCTATGAAACCAATTTCCAACACCATTTGGTGTAGATAGTGCAATACATTGACCACCAGTAGATAATGTCTGTTGTGCTGCAGCCCATATTGTGTCAATCTTATCTATGAATGCCGCCTCATCAAGTATCAATAATGATAGAGCTTCTGAACGACCTGCCTCACCACTACTTGCTACTGCTTTTATTTGTGAACCATTTTTATATCGTAATGATAACTTATTATCCTCAACACACATATTCTTCAACCAAGATGGTAGATTTGCATGCATCACTCGTACTTTAGTAACAAGATTTTTTGCAGTATCTTGTTTAGTAGCGATTACCAATATATTTTTATCTTGATGAAATGTCATCATCCATAATGAATATCCAGCAACAAGAGTTGAAATACCCAACTGACGAGCTTTTAAAACGACATTATAATCATTTTGTTCAAACTCTTGAATTGATTTTTCTTGAAATGGATATAGATGAAATGGTATCTTACCTCTCAATGGGTGTTGAATAACACAATATTTTTTTAAAAAGTATACAGGATTTTTTGCAGATTTTAGGTATTCTTCCCGAATTACTTTTTTTAGTCTTTCGGGTTTCATTACAGCTTTCCGAATATAAAACCTATAACCAACCAAAGGTATTGATTTTCATACCATTTTGGTTCTACTAATTTTACCAATTTTTCATTTGCCTCATCACGAGATTTCAATAAATCAATTTGTTTTTTCTGAGCAAGTAATACTAATGTATCTAATTTTGCTTGTTCTTCTAACTTTACCACCAAAGTTTCACAATCACTAATGGTAACTTTTTGAGATTCTATCAATGAATCTGCTTTTGATAATTTAGATTCCCATTGTGCATCACGAGCTTTCAACATTTCTAATGCTTCATCATAGGTAAATGTCTTTGGTGTCTTTCCATCTTTCTTTATTTCTTGACCATCAACAATTGTTAGGACAAAAAAAGATATTAGAAAGTATTTGATTATTTTTATACTAAAGTAATTTTTCATAAATATAAATATATAGTTTATTTACTAAACTTCCTTAAAAATTCTTCCGCAGATTCCACTTCATCATTATCATATATTTCTTGTAGTTTCTGAGTTTTTTTCTTGGAATTAGTAAGTTTTCGTTTTATATTACCAATTTCTCTTTTGGATGCAGTTTTAGCCTTCTCCAATTCTTTGATTTGTTTTTCAACTTTTTTCTCTTCTTTCTTATTTTGGTCAATAACTTTTTTCAGTTTCTTTACCTCTTTACTTTTGGCCTGAGAAGCTGCAAATAGTCCACCAACTACACCAAGAAATCCAAGTATAAGTTTCCAAAATTTCATTTTATTCTCCTTGATTATAAATATCTTTGAGTTCTTTTTCAATCTTTTCCAACTCTTTTTGAAACTCTTCTATTGCCTCACCACCTACTTTTGGTCTATCTATATTATCTTCCCACTTTTCTTCATCAATAACACGAGTATCTACGGCAGTTTGGTTTAAAAATTTTAATGGAGATTGAGTTATCCACTCCTCTACAGATTGTATTTGGTCTTTTAGAAATGCCTTTTTATTCTCAAGTACCTTTGTTTTTTCCCATTCGTCATATTTTCCTTCTACACGAAGTTTGTGTTCAAAGTCTATCTGACAATCAAAACAATGACCATATAATCTCCACATTTTATTATCAAGTCTTTTTTTCATCACAACATCACACTTAGGACAAAACATTGGCATTCTTACCTCTTTCATTATGTCTGTTAGTGGACTTTCGATATCACCTTTTGGTTGTTTCTTTCCCTCATAACCAACTTGTATAGTCTTTTCAACCTCTTCTCCTGCAAGAATAGATTTCATAGCTTTCATTTGCTTGGCTCTCTCCTTGAGAGAAGCATCCATCATTGGATTTTTACTCATAATAACCTCTTCATTAAAAGTACATTAGTCCCGTAATCTGATTGATTGGGGCAAATGCACCTGTTAGTTTGTATGTATTTCCGTTATATTTAAAAACAAGTCCCTCTGTTGGAACTACTGCACCCAAACCACCAATGGCATTTAGTTTCTCCATTTGTGCTTTTAGTGTATTTAATTTCTTTAGGTCTCCACCTTTTTTCACTACATTGATTGCCTTTTCAACTTGTTTCTTGACATTCTGTACTGAAGCTTTTGGATTTACTGCCAAGAATCCACTCAAGTTCTTTAGTATTTCTGCACCAACTTCAAACAATAAAGTTTCAAATGGTTTCATATTTTTCTTTACCATTTTTGAGTGGTCTTGTTTATCGGTACTCAACACCCAATCTAAAAATTTAGGATGTTCTTTTAGGTCTCTTTTTATCATCGGTACTGTGTAACTCTTGTCAAAAAATGCCCATCTCTTCATTAGTGCATATACAACATTATCAGGTGGATTTGGATAATCGGTTTGGTTTGCACCATTGAGTATCCACTCTAACCAATAGTGTTGATGATAAACTGACAATTTATCACTATCAGATAGTTTATATTGATTTCTCAATCTGTCTAATTTAGCAAAAAAGTAAGCTCTTTGTTTTGAGTAATCTTGTGATTTAGTCATCTTCAATACATTTGGCCCTCTAATACTAAACTTCTTACCGATATTAGCACCAATTTGTTTTATCATTCCTGCCAATATTCTACCACTACCTGGTACTTCACCAATTGCCTCTCCACCTCTGTACTTTAGTGCTCCGTGAAAGACAATTATTGGTGCATCATAATTTATCACATTAGCTGATGCTGGATACATAACTTCTAAATTCATATAATTGTTACCATCATCAAATATCTTTTTCTTTTGTGCATCAGTTAATTTACCGATGGACTTACTCAAGTCATCAAGTGCATATGAGAAAGCTTTTTCAATATTACCTCTACCTTTAAATTTTGCCTTTATAGAACCAACTGATGCACCACCTCGTTTTATATCTCCTTTATTTCTAGCAACTACGAGATTCTTACCTTTCCAACTTATCATTAGATTTTGTCCATCTAATTTTTCTTGTACTCCAGCTTCAGCATCAAGTTTACCTTGTAACCCTAAATCAATAATATTTTTTATATCCCCAAATGTCAAATTTTTATCGTCAAAGGGATGTGCCATATGTCCGTATGCACCACCCATAAGTAATAACTCTTTTCCTTTATAATCTTCGTTAGATAATACTTCAACTATCTCCTTAGTATAAATATCAAGTTGTTCATCCAAACCCAAATAAAAATCAATCTCAGATTCTATCACACCATCTACTTTTTGACCACCAACACCTTTGTTTTCAGTTCCAATAAATTTTAGAATTTTCATTCCCATAGTATTTGCTAATTCTTTCATATATGAAATGTGTTTTGGAAATGGATTATCAGAACTTGCAAAGTTCTTAGTATTTTGATTTACAGTTCTTCCGAATGTTACCGTTGGTGTTCTTTCATATTCATATGTAAAGTCGTTTTCCATAACATCTTTTTTATCAATCAAATGTCCAATTACCTCAAATCCTGCCAATATATTGGCGTGTTTTGGTGAAACTCTTTCGTAATCATCGTATGATTTGAAAAAGTCATATAGTCCCTCGTCTGATAAATTTGGAACACTTACAGAACCTTCTTTCATCAAAAATTCTTCTATTTTTTTATCTGGTATTATATGGTCTACAAGTCCTTTGAACTTGTTAGTTAGCATCTTATAAATACCCTCATCATAGTATCCAAATAATTTTTTGAAAACTTTTGGTCTATCCGAATCTTTTATCTTGGAAGAACCCAATACTTTTCTCATCGTAGTACCTGATATTTCCATACCAGCAATTTTCATACTAATATGTGGTGCAGTCAAGAAATATCCGTGTTCTTCAAATCCCTTTAGATTACCTCTATGTTTTTTATAATCCTGAAAATATCCTAATGAACCATCTTTCTTTCGACCACCTGCTAATCTACCTGCATCTTTTTCACCAAATATATAAACTACTGCAGTTGTTTTTGGGTCAAATTTAGATAAAAGATTATTTGCAACCAATGGTGATTTTTCTTTTATGACTTTATTGGGTGATATTCCCATTTTAGCCATATGTCTAATTTTTTCTTTGTAATTCAATGGATGTCTTGGTGGTTTCTTGATATCACTTGTAGTTATATATGCATCATCTGTTTTTGATTGTAACCACTCAAATGTTTTTTTATGATGTGGGCCAAATGGTTGAAACCTACCACCATACACACCAATTACTTTTTTTATTTTATTTTCATTTAAGGCGTTTTTCTCATTTTCCATACCTAAATATACATCATTTTCACTATATAAGTCAAGCTTTTTTTCATTCATTTTTTTGTAACCACTACCATATGGAACAGAAGTATGTCCTTTCTTTTTCATCTTCTTTACCATCTTACGACTTGGTGATGGTATTCCAATTTCGTTTTTCTTTTTAGTCTTCTCTTTCATCTGATTGATGTATTTTCTATAAACTCCTGCAGCACTTTTCTTTCCCATCTCTTTTGCTCTTTGTTCCATAGCAACTGCTGCTTGTATTTTATGAGCGTGAGATTTACCACTACTCTTTATTTTATTTACAGATTTTTCTGCGTCCTTTACGGTTGCAAATTTCAATCCGTGTATTGTACCTTTTGGATTCTCGTCTGTATATAAATCTGAATGATTTGGTGAGTTTCTATGTTGTCCTTTCTTACGAGGTTTTCTATCTGCCTCATTCTTTATACAATTAGGATATCTCTTACCAAACAATATTTTTGTCTTACGAGTAGGATGTATTTTATATCCTTTCCAACATTTTTCACATAGACATTCCCCACAATATGATTCACCTATAACATCATATCCTATGAGTGCCATTGCCAAATCTCTATCTGAATCTCCTCTGAACTTTTGTGCAACCTTTTTATAATTTTTCTTTATCATTTTTGAAGCTGCATTTTTAGATTGTCCATACATCTGTAGAAGTCTAAGTATGTTACCAATTTGTTCTTTACTTTCCTTTACGGATTTTACCATTCTAAATTTTAATGCAGGTCTCCCATTGATTAGTAAGTCTCCTTTTTCATTATAATCAATGGATTTTACTATAACTTTTTTATTCTTGAAACGACCCATCATTACCGTATCACCAACATTGATAGGTAACTTTACATCCTCGGTAATCTCAGATGATTGTCCGAGAAGTAAATTATTGGCCAACCATTCTCCTAATTTCATACTGGTTCATAGCCTCGTTTTTTCTTGTCTTTTTCTTTGTTCTGAACACCACCCTCTTTACCATCTTGGTCATCCCAATCATATGTATCAGGTTCTGCACCTTGTCCAGTTATATGAGGTCCCGAATGTGACTTGTGATGTTTATAGAATTGTTTTAGTCTTTTTTTTTCGCTCGATGGAGCTGGTTTCATTTTTTTGAATTTATCACTAACTTTATTTGGTAATGACTCTCCCAAGTTTTCTTGGAACTTATCATCCAACCCATCCTTACCATCTAAGTAATTATAAACACTCTGTAGGTAATCTTCAGCCTTAGTCAATTTAGATTGAACCCACGCTGGAAAACCTACTTCTCCACCCTTACCAACATTATCAATTATTTTATAAATCATTCTAGCATACTTCATACTTCTTTCAAGTTGAGATTTTGCCATAGAACCTTCGTGGTCTTTCAATTCTGATATAGATTCGTCCTTACCAAATATCTTTCTCATCTTTTTTCTAAATCCAGCACTTGTCCATAATTGTGATGCCTCATAGGAATAAGGTTCTATTCCCTTTTTATTCCTCAACTTATTGAATTCAATATCAAGTTTATTTACAGCTTTTTCTTGTGCTGGAGTCCAAACTCTTTCACTTACCTTTTTCTTCTTCTTTGATGTTTTAGGATTATAATATCGATGTTCACCATCTTTTTGTATACCAGGTACATTACCTACATTCTTTAGATAATTAGGATAATTCAACATCTCTTTCATCTTACCCATACCTAATTTTTTCAATCTCTTCATAACAGATTCTATGGTATCAACATCAACAAATGGATATGGTCTTTGTGCTCTGTAAAGTCTATACTCTTCTGCAATATGTCCTATTGCAATTGGTGCTCTTTTTGCCAAAGTAGGCATCTTTTTTGCCAAAAACTTTACGACCTTATTGAAGTCTGCAACTTTATCAGGATCGAACTTTTTAAATTCTTTGTTCAGATTCTTGATAAGTGATATTGCTATAGTACGAAGTTTCATTTATTTTTTCCCAAATTTTTCAGCTGCAGTAACTCCAAGTCCAACTACTGATATGTACATAAAACATTCTAAAATTTTATCCTTCACTTCAAATGAAGAAAAGGTATCAGCTCCCCAACTTGCTATCAACATAGCAAAAGCCATAAAACCAACAAACCTCTTACTTGAAATTTTTGCATCACTTGAAAGCATTTCTCTAAAAAATTGCATTTTTATTCTCCTAAAATTTGGTGTAAAAACCAGTTTCTTTTTCAAAGACTCTTATCATTTGTTCTACATCCAAACCTTTGAATGGTCCAGATACTTTTTTCAAATTACCTTTGAATATTTTGTGAAATGTCACATCGTATAAATCTTTACCTCGGTCATACATTATTTCGACATAGTTTATTTTCTTTTTTGCACCACCACCGATTTTTATACCGAGACCTTTATTTTTTATATTGACTAATTGTTTTACACCAGTCATCATATTAAATCTTTTACCACCAAGTTGTTGATGTATAGTTTCAGGTACTCCTTCAGTTACTAATATTGATTCACCCAATACCTTTTTGACTACTGACCAAGTATCCATCCACCAATCTTGTGCGGGACCGTGACCTGGTATCTGTAATCTTCTCACATAAGGGTCTGGATAAGCACCTTTGATATCTTTATTAGCATGTTTTTTTAGATAATCTACAATACCCTTTTCTCTTTCTTTTTCACTTTGTCCTCTTTTTACAAATCCTCTTTTTTTTGCCATTTTTGCAAATTTTTCTGAGGATTCTAAAAGTTCCATACCTAACTGAGTGGCATTTTCTTTTCTCCACTTTTCAAATTTTTCTTTATCTTTTCCTTTTAGTTCTCCACCAAAACCCTCACCGATATTGTACATTTTCTTATAAAAATCTTGGTCTGTTTTAGACATCTTTTTTGGTTTATCGTCTTTCTTACCATTCTTCTTTTTGAATTTATCTAAGAATCTTTGAACTAAACTTTTTGCCTTACCGTGCATTTTATGGTCTTTATTATTCAAAGCAGTTTTTACTTTTGTATCTTTTGCAATCTGTTTATTCAATAATGCATTATATGCAGTTGGATTACTTACAGCCATTGGTGTGACCAACTCATCTACCTTTCGTATATTGTTTTGATTCCAACTCTTATGGTCATCAAATCCAACTTCATCATAATTATCTGTCTTGACTAACTTATTATATAGTCTTTTTGCACCCATATGAGACAATCCGTGTTTTACAATCTTTCTACCCTTTACTCCACTACCAGTATAAACAACATATTTTTCTTCGTTTATAGATTCTTTTACTGGTACAAGATATGCAGCCTTATTACCACTTCTCATCATTTCCAATCCATATGGATTTGACATAGAAGAATGATTTGTATTTTTAGTATATAAATTATACATAGTGATAAGTTCTCCACCCAATCGAGTTTTTACCTTATCAACTTTATAAATTTTTGCCCCACCAGTTTTTTGCATTGATTTGACTTTTTTTATACCATCGGCTTTAGATAGAATATTTCGAGAACCTTTATGTTTAGAAACTTTCTTACCAATCATATCACCAAGTCCCTCGTTTGCAGCACGAAGAGCATCTTGAACTTGGGTATGTTTAGACATACCAGGAAAAAACTTCTCAATAGCCTTTACAGCACCTGTCATATTACCACTCATCTTTTTTGCTATCTTGATTGCTTTCTGTACTTTTGCCTTTGGAAATAATGAGTCAAGAAAATCTCCCTTTTTCTCATTTACTTCACCAACTGGTTTATCTTTCATACCTTGAGCAATTTTCATAATAAAAGCAGTAACTTCTTTAGGTTGTCTTTTTTCATAGTTAGTAACTTTTCCATTAGGTGCAATATGAGCAATACTTTTATAATCACCAGCCTTCTCTACATTACGATTCCATAATGTAATACCATTACCCTTTGAACCCATACCAATATCATAACGACCTATTTTTACTTCTTTGTAAATACCAACATCTTCAACCACTTCTCTCTTCTTCTTTTTCTCTTTTCTCCATCCACCACCAGCAGCCTTATATTGTTTTGCAGCCCATCCATTGGCATATGCTGATGGATAGACATCGAATTTCTTTTTTGCTTGTGCTTTATAGTAGGCCCACTTACTTGGGTTAGTAGGTACATTCTTTTCTAAAAATAAGTCTATACCTTCTTCTACTCTTTTTCCAAACATTGTCATAAGTTGCTCCTCGTGTTTCATCCCAACTGGATGTTCTTCCCCACTATATGGTCAAGTGTGGTATCCTTTCTTCATTAATTGAGTACCTTTTGGACACCAAGTTTAAATTCTATAATATGTTTTTTATAAAGTCTCATTATTTCTGTAGCCTTTTTCTTATCTCTTATGGCTATACTTTTTATGGATTTTTTGATATTATCCTCAAACATTCCTATTCGTGAAATAGCCAATTGTTTTTGTGAATCGTCATACATATTTTCATACATATTCTCATTCTTACCCTTCCAATTTTTATCAATGTAATTGAAGAATTCTTTTTTCTTTGCAGGTGTTATATCATTGATAGATTTTATTCCAAATTTCTTCAATGCTTTTGTAAAAAATTGTTTGTATGCAGACATATAATTTTCCCTATAATGAGTTACATTTATAAATATCAGTATAATATTTTTTTATACTTCTAATCCTCGCTTGAACCAACCAAAATAAAATTTTTCCAATTCTGGTCTACGAGTTACCAAGTCAGCATAGTATTTGATTCTATATGCCCTAACTCTATCTAACTCTACATTGGAATCAGATATTGCACCAATTGTTTTAGGTCCTAACCCACCATCTACTTTCAATTCAGCACCCTTTGCATTAGCTGCTCTTTGTAATATTTTTACAGCCCTACCCTTACCTTGATTCACACACATATCAAAATAAATGTGTCTGAGTTGTAATGGTAAAGATTCTACCTTATTTTTATCCCAATAGTGTTCTTTGTAGATTTCTTTTGCCCCATCTTCTGTGAGGTTCTTGATATCCACATCAGGATGACTTCTTTTGGCTATACCAAAATTAGTTTCTCCACCTGGATCTTTTGGGTCGTTTACATATCCACCCTCGTGATGTAATACGACTTCAATTATTTCATCGAAATTTACTAACATTATTTTCTCCTATGTTATCCACAATGATAAGTACAACCAATAAATGCAGTTTTATACTCAACACCATCGTGTGTTACAGAACCAGTAATATACTGACTTCCACTTTCAAAATTACAATCGTTTGTTATTTTTGCAACCGTATAATTATGTAACAAATCATCATCTTGTTTACATCCATATCCAGGTATTTTTGAAGTTGTTATATAATCACCATTTTCAAAACTACCACTTGCATCACATATCCAAATACCACCCTCACCAACAGAATTGACAACCAACATATCACTTCCACTCACTCTTTCTGAATAATCTGAAATCACACCATATACTTTTTTATCCTTATGTGTAGTGGATAGATTTACTTTTGTCCACGCCTGACTAATCATAATTGCATCTTTATTTTCTATGTTGTTTTTATACATATAACCATCAGATGCCACCACAATCTTTCCTCTATAATCACTATCAGTTATATCACCTTTTCTATCAATTGATGCAGTATAATGATTTATATCATTATCGTTGGGTAATGAATGGTGAGCACCTGTGAATGTAAAAGTCTCACCTAACCATCCACCCTCATAAATACGAAGTGAATTGTCATGCTCTCTATAATACATCATACCATTTGCTAAATGTCCACCAACTCTCCATCTTTCTTGATAGTCTTGGTCGGTAGTATCACTAAATGAAGCAAGACTTCGTGGTATTTGTAATGATGTTAGTCCAGTAAGACGAAATGTATGGTCTGAAGTAGTTCTAATAATCGCTTCTGGTTCATCCATAAATATACCAAATGATGTACCCCCACTACCAAAAGAACCCATAAATGCAGAAAAAGCTGGAAAGGTTGCATTTCCTATATTTGGAGAAGTTTTTCTCTCTACATAGTATGCAGTTTTTTGTACAAAAAATCCTTTTAGTGTAGATGCAGCCGCATAAGACCTACTAACTTCTCTTTTTGCACCAAGATTTGTAATATTTCTATCACCAACTGCAAATATCGAACCACTATGGTCACTAACCAGAGTATGAGCAGCTGCCTTTACAACACTTTGAGATACCACTCTCATTATATCTCTAATTTGCATAGTTGCATTTTTGTGACCAAACACATCACCTTCTCTTGCACCAGTAATGTTATTTGCAGATCCTGAGGTGTGCATATTGTATTCATCTCTAACAGGTATGGTTGAAAACTCACCACTTGCAACATTCTTACCAGATGGTGATGCTGGTGCACCATTGTGTACAATATATCCTTCTGCAAAATATGTATGGGTATTCTCTACTTCCAAGTTCCAAGTCTCTATTGGTGTTCGTATAATTTTTTCTATAGATTCTACTTTATGTTCTACCAAATCAGAATCAACCAATACATCATCAACTTGCATCCTATCTACTCGTAACCACTTACTCCAATCAGTTTTATAGACATCACCAGTAATAATATTATATCTATCATTTGGTGTATAAATCTCGTGATTACCCGTGACAAAAATTTTATCATTTATTATAAAATATTCATCGGTGTGTTCGGCTGGATGATAAAATACTTCCGTTACTTTACTTGCAACAACATCATCTAAATCTTCATTATATGACAATACTCTCATTCCAACTTCTATATCTTGTATTGGTAACTCACTACCATCCGCCATAGTAATCATAGTGTTTTTTAGAAAACAAGAAGGTGTGGTTTCAGGTGTTATTGCACTTACTATCATCTTCCGATATACTTTTTGTTCCTTACCCTCTATAGATTTTGCATCACCTTGTCCATAGAATCCCAACTCACTATGTGCAGTTACAGCACCATCATCATCTTCTGTTGTTTTAGTAGAGGCCGACATCATAGCTACTGCAATTTGGTCTCCATCTATACCAGCATCTATCATATAATAACCAAAAGAACCAGTGTAATCTGCCAAAATTGCAAATCTTCTACCAGTTTTGTTTCCACCTGTTTCAAAATTCAATTGATTTGGTGGTGGTTGTGAAATTGGAGAATTTATTGCACTAGCAGGTGAGTGTAATAATGAATCTTTAATTCCAAATCCACCACTACCACCAATAAATCCGTCATTTGCGGTAACTCGTCTAACCGTCAAATTACCATCTCGTTCTATATGAATGTTACTTGAACTTACTTCTATGAACCCATTACTACCACTAATGTATTGTGTATTACCACCCAAGTAAAATCTTGGAGCTGATAATCTAACATCAGAACCACTAATACGAAAATGTGAATCATCATATGTTTCCGAGAATCTAATATCTGCTACAGATGAGGTTATGGTTAGTACTTGTTCACCACCATCATAACCAATATAATTTTCTTGTCCTCTATCACCTACTCTGAATTGTGGTTCTGAATTTACAAGTTTGAAGTAATTTCCAGCATCAACTTGAAATCCTAAATGTGTACCTCCTGTAAAAGTACCATTACCAAGTCCAGGTACAGGTTCACCAACATCATCGAAAAGTGATGCAGAAACTCCTGAAGTTCCACCATTCTCTCTAAGAACACCAAAGTAAGCTGCAGCTTGACCACCTGGATCTGTAATATCTCCAGCAACTATAACACCACTACCACTAATATTTACACCAGGACTATCACCAACTGTTAGTTTTCCTGTTCCTATAGTATATCCAGCAATTTCACCACTTTGTGCAGTTATCTCTCCTGCCATCACAACATCACCACTTGCAGATAAATGAAAGTTACTTGAACTTATTTCTACATTACCATTACTACCACTTATGAACTGACCACCATCTCCTACCTTACCAAGTATAAATGCTGAAGAACTAATTTCAAGAATTCCATCATCAAACTTCATAAATCCAGCATTACTCTTTCCAATAAATGCTCTTGGATTTCCACTATTAAATTCTAATTGTATTCCTGTATCTCCGTAAGATGTACCTTGAGAGTTACTTGGATTTATAGCAATTCTTCTGTTACTCGTATCGAGGTCTATTGCAGGGTCATATTCACCAGGTGATGGTCCTGATGGAAGTACAGTAAGTCCTTGTGCAGATACATCAAATCCACCGATTGATGCAGATACAAAACTTGCAAGTCCATCTGCAGATATAGATGCACTTGGTGTTGCTGCACCTGTTGGTGTAGAAATTGAGTTTGCAGTAAGACTTGCCTCAATCGTAACATCACCTGTTATTCTACCACCTTCTAATAAAAATTTTGATGCAGTGACATCACCATCCGTAGTCAAATGAAAGTCACTCGAACTTATTTCTATGTTTCCATTTGAACCACTAACAAATTGTGAATTACTACCTAAGAAAAATGCTGGTGTGTTTACCTCAAATACACCCAAGTCTGTTCTAAATCTCATAGAACCACTAACACCATCGTGTAATTCTAATCCAACACCATCATAATTGTCACCACTTTCAGGTAAAACAGAACCAGAATATAATAAGAATCCTGAACCACTTCCCATTGATGCACTTGCAAATCCTTGATATCCAATAGAACGAATCAATCCTGAGTTTGTACCAGATTGTTCAATACCCGAACCACTTGCATCTCCAAGAAACATAGAACCACTCAATACATTATCAGTTCCCTCAATTGTTAGATTAGGTCCTTCAAATGTTTTTGGTTCACTAACAATAGTTACATCTGCAATATTATTATTCTTATCATAAAACTCAACTAAAAAAGTTACACTATCAGGTCGTGTCAATAAGTGTGGTACTGGTATTCTTGTTCTATAAAAATTTGGACTAAACCCATCAGACCTTAGTGGTTTTATTGACACATCAGATATGTGATGACTTCCAATTCTTGATAGTATTGATAGTTTACCATTACCATCAGAGTTAGGTCTGAATGTTGCAGTAACTTTACCAAGTCCACCAAATGCATATCCTTGATTAGTTCCTGGTGGTAATGATTCAGGATAGTTAGGTGTAAAAAATTGTCCAAGACCACTTGACATTTGCATAACTCGTTGTCCATAATGTTTCAAAACATTATTACTTTGTACTTGAAATGCAGAACCACTTATTCTAAATTCTAATACAGAACCTTTTTCTCCATCGAGATGTGCTGGTGCACCTATTTTTTTACCTTGTTTTACATATACATTTGCAGATATTACATAATCAGTATCTCCTTTGAAATCCATCAATGTACTATTTTGAAATTTTAGATTAGAGAAAGTATCTGCATTACTTCCTGATATGTTTACAGCATCTGTCAAATACACACTTGATGTAACAGGAAAATAAGGATCTGTAGAGCCAGGATTTATATCTTCAGGATCGTCCTCTGAACCTATTTGAAATGAAAATTTATTATTGAGATGAGTCTTACTATAAAACCAACCTAATCTTTTAGCATCCCCAACAATTGTATCATCGTTGAATAACTCGCCAGATTCAAGTGGTGAATCATAAATTTGTTCAAAGTCTGCCGTACTCCCAGCAGACCTCATATAAACTTTTACTCTATTTACCTCACCAGAAAATGTTCTAATACTATTCAATCTCAAATCAACATAACTAACAACATTATATCCAGCTGCAGTTGGTGTCCCTATATCTTGTGATATTACACTTGCAATTTTTGTAAATTTTATAGAAACTGGTCTACGATTACCATTTCTCGTGTCTACTGCAAATGGTGGTAATAATGGATATGCAGTATCTTTATTATCAACCCTTACGATTGATGATGTATAATTTGTCTCTAATTCTTCATAAGATTCCAAGTCTTCTTTTATATCACTTGTCGATAATCCTATCTGAATATTTTGACCTATATGTCTTGAAGAAAAATCTGCATTACCTTGAACTCTTGTTATTGGATAGTTTACAAGAGGTTCATCAGAAACTTGTTGAATATGTGAAGAACCACCACCAATCAACTCTCTCAATGTAGAGACTCTTGAGTTCTTTCGTATTAGTTCTATTTCGGTTGGTGTGTAAATTTTACTCAACACATGCTGTGGTGGATTTGACTTTACATTTACACTTTGAGTTACTGGTGCTGGGTCGTTTGTTTCGGTATAAAAGCCTTGGTCTTCAAATATATCTATCTTTGGTTGTTTGTAAAATCGTATTGGTTGAGTATTTTTTTCAGTTACATCTATTACGATTGGTTGTACCCACTTTACATTATAAGTACCAATAAATCCACTTGGTAATGATTGTCCTGTTAGTTGTGTATATCCAGCCTCAGATAATTCACCAAGTATGGTGATAGTTCCCTCACCACTCTTTGTCGTATCATACACCTCAACACTAACATAAATAAAATTTTCATTATAATTAGCCTTTACTGGTTCGATATAAATTGCATTACCATCTCCATCCAACAACTCTATTTGTAATTTTATTTTAGGTCGAAGTAAAGTAGAACCTGCAATAGTAAATGCAGACTTTCCTATTGGAAATGTAGATGGTAATTGACCGACATTGAAGACTTCAGAAGTCAATGTGGTGTCTTGATATGCTACATTTGCTTGATTATAATTTTGAGTACGGACTGTTTTTCGTAAAATTCCCATATTGATAAATATCTAAAACTTAAATTATGGATACTTATTGTATGAACAACATATAGAGAAAGTACATATGAAATACCGATATACATTTACACTACCTCCTGACCTTGTTTCTTGGTTAAGAGACTGGTCAAAAGACAATTATACAAATATGTCGTCTGTAATTACTGGTTTGTTATACGAACACAAGAAACAGCACGATGTTACATTGAAGACTTTTACTTCACAAACGGATTCTGGGAAAAATCCGCAAAGATTGTAGTTAATTTTTTACGGAACTAAATCCTTCTTCTTTTTTGATTTCCAATAAAGTATCAACTGCATCTCTCATCGTATCTATGTGGGATACTATCAAAGTAAACTGAAACTGAGTTTTGAGATATTGAAACAGATTATAAACTGAGTTTAGATTATCTGAATCCATAGTTCCCCAACCCTCATCGATTGCCAAAAAGTTACACATAGGTAGATTAGAAACACTCATTAGTCCAACTCTCATTGACAATGAACTCAAAAACTTTTCCATACCACTCGACAACTCTAATGGCCATACTCTATCATCATCATATACGATATAGTTATTTATATTCTTACCATCCATCTCAAATATAATTGAGAAATCAACTATCTGTGCTAATATCTCATTTACAGCACCCTCGATAGTTGGTAGTGATTTTGAAATCAACTCATATGGTACACCATCTCTTTTCACAGAATCAAGATAGTATTCGTATGCCTGATACTTGTCTTCAAGTTCTTCTACTTTCTTTATATTGTTGAGTATTTCTTTCTTACGAGATTTTAGAACTTGTATTTGTCCACTCAAGTCTGTAATCTTTTGGTCTAACATATCAAGTTGATATACTTGATTATCCAACTCAGTAGTATATTGGTCTACTTGGTCTTCAATCTTTTTATTAGATTCTATTGTTTCTTTTTGTATATAGTATTGACTTATCTTTGATTCAACAGAACTAATTCTTTCCTTTGAATTCTCAATTCTTTCTTCTAACAATTCGGAAGAGTTTCTTGATTTTTCAATTTCATTTCGTACACCCTCAAGTTCTATTATCTTAGATTCTAATTCGTCTTTCTTATTTCTAAAAATAGAAGACTTTACAAGTTGGTCATCTACACTATCAATTGACTTTACCAATTCACCAGCTCTTTCTCTGTCTGATTGTAGTTTATCTTTTGTTTCAATTGCATCTAAGGTAAATGGATTACTCATACAATAAGAACATTCGGAATCATATTCCAAGTCACCCAATTTTTCTAATTTATCAAGTTTATTTCTAACTTCAATTTTTAGTTTATCAATCTCTACTTTTAGACCTGACTTATCTTCTTCAAGTTTTATTAGTTTTGCATAATTCTCATTAGTCTTCTCTTTATTATATATGAGAATTTGAGTCTGTAATTGTTTTTCTGTTGATGAAAGTAATGATAATGAACCTTGAAATTCAGTAACAGTATCGATTGATGTGTCTACATACTCAACCAACTTCTGTTTTTCTTCTTTCAATGAATCTATATCCACAGCATTAGTATCTACTTTCTGTATATCTTTCATCAATGTTTTTATCTTAGTATCTATTTTATCTTTAGATACTTTCAGTTCTTCTCTTTCAGATTTTAACTCTTTCAAAGTTTTGTTGAATATTTTATAATCGTCTTTTATTCTATTTAGTTCTATTTCATAATCTGTCTGTTTAAAGTTTTTCAACAATACTCTTACATCTTGAGATTCCTCAGAAGCCTTGACATACAATTTATCAAAAATACTAATACCCATAAATTGAGCCAATAAGTCTTTTCTTTCTTTTTGAGTCTTATCAATAAAAACAGTAAAGTTATTTTGTAATGACATTGCAGTCAATACAAAGTCTTCATATGTACCAATAACTTTTCTAATATTTACATTTGTTGTTCTTCTTTGGTCTCCATTCAAACTAACTATTTCATCTGAATCATCGATAGTCCAAAAGTTTACATCTACCTTGACATGCCCTTTGTATCCAGTTTTAGCTGTTCTCTCAATAAAATAATCTTGACCATCAATCTCAAAATTTACCTTACAATGAAATGTATCTTTTCTCGTATTCAATACCGAATCCGCTTTGAATGCTTTTGATGATGTATCAAATAAACAGAAAGATAAAGCATCTAATAATGAAGACTTACCACTTGCATTACTTGCAAACAATCCCACAATACCATTTAGTTTTGTAAAATCAACTTTGTTACCTTCTCCATAACTAAACATATTATCAAATTCAAATGTCTTCAATTTATAATTTACATTTCTTTGATATTGTTCTTCTGGTATTTGTGAGTTTATTTCCTCATTTATCTTCTTTACTCTCAACAAGGTTTCTTCGTCCATAGCATAGTTCTGTTCAAGATACTCTGAAATCAATGAGAACTGATAATCAGTATCACCAATATCACCAACCTCGATAGTTTGACCTCTTACCTTTTCAGTAGTTATACCACCAACTTTGTTTATCGTGATTTCGTGTACACCATATTCGGAATGTATGTATGTGAGTGCCTTTTTCAAATCAGATGGAGTGGTATCAGACACTCTCAATCTCAATCTTGCTTTCTTTGGCATATCATCTACCTTTGGAACATTACCATTCTCAATATCCAATGTATAATAACCATAGTCATTTGGTATTTCTATGTATTTGGATTTTCTCTTTGGTACATCCCATAGTAAATATCCGTGACTCAATCCCTCTCCGTGATTCTGTTGTACCAATGAACCACAATAACCAATTGTTTTCTTTCGATTTAGAAATTGTCGTTTATGTATATCACCAAGTAATCCTAAATCATATCCTTTGAATTTAGATATTTTCACATCGGATGGTAAGTGATAACCCAAATCGGTTTTTGAACTATCTACAGTTCCGTGAAATAGTACTACTTTAGTATCACCCTCTACATCTTTAGCAAGTATAAAATCTTTTTCATCATCCCAACAATCCCATACCACAAAAGATACATCAGCAACTTTATACACACCAGTATTTTTGAAATAATGTAAATTAGGATGTTGTAAATTATTTACTATTGGGGAAAGTACATCTAATCGAGAACGATTATTTAGATTACAATCGTGATTACCTGCAATCAAAATTGTAGGACATATGTCTGCCAGATTTACAAATAAGTCCGATAACATTTGTATCAACTCAGGACTCATATCGGTTTTTGAGTGAGCTATATCACCACCAATATAAACAACTGAATTGTCTTTATTTTTTCTTATTTCTTCATATGTCCTTTCAAATACTTCATTATACTCTTTATGTCTTTTCAGATTTCTAATTTGTATATCTGAAATATGATGTATATGTTTTAGTTTACGAAAAGGTACTTTTACTTTCTTATTTATCATATTGAATCCATTTTGAATTTTACTTCATCTATAAACTTTAGAGAAGATGAGTTCATTATTTTCCTTGTAATTTTTTCAAAACCAATTTCACTTGGGTCACCATTTTTCAATGGTACTATATTACATTCCACTCCATAGGATTTTAGTTTCTGTGTTAGTTTTACCAAATCTATAGTTGCATCACTATCTAATACTATTGTTATTTTACTAACACCATTTTCTATTATTTTCTTTAGTAATTTTCTTGGTATAGTTTTACCAAATAAAGGTATTGCATTCCTCTTGATTGCAATTGCATCAAATACACCCTCACATAATACAATTGGTAAATCCCAATTTATAAATAATTCAAATCCAATCACATCTTTGGATACAGGTGGATTTTTATATTTTAGTTTAGAATTATCAATGTCTCTACCTACAAAATAATTTAGTTTACCATCTGAATCATAACTTGGAATTATTATACGATTATCATACAATCCACCTTGACAAAATCCAATTCTATATCTCAGTACTTCTTCAGCCTCAACTCCCCTACTTTGTAGATATCGGTAAATCTTATTACCTAAAATGTTATCAATAAAGTTAGGCCAAATGGTTTTATATTCTTTTGGTAAAGTTAGTACTTCTTCGGTTTGTGGTTTTTCGTCTGAATAGGTATAAAAATCATCATCGAGTATTTCGGATAACTCTTTATAATAACCTCTTGATGAATTTAACTTTTTTAGTAATTGATAAAAGTTACGACCACCCTCATTACTAACCCAACAATGCCACTTCTGAGTAACTATGTTTATTTGTAATTTAGGTTTATGATGTGATACAAATGGTGACCAAAACATATATTCATTTTGTTTCTTTAGTGGTCTACCATTATTACCTATCACTTTATTTAGGAACGATAATAATAACTGATTCATTTATTTTTTTATAAGATTTACAAAATCCTCTAATTCTAAAACTGCGTATATTTTACTTCTATTTCTTTTAAATATCAAGCAAGGAGTGTAACCATTAGAATTTTCTTTAGCCTGTTCTAATGATTTCCATATATTTATAGATTCTTGATTTTTACATTCAAAGGAATAAGGGATTTCTTTACGAGCTGCAGGTGATAATTTTATATCTTCACCCGATTCACCCATTATTGCAGAACGGATGTCATCTTGTTCTAAACCTCTACTCTTGAAATTTTCATACAGAGTATCTCTTACTTTGTTTTGTAATCTTCGTCCTTTAGATTTTCGACTTCTTGGTGTACTCATTTATCCTCGATATTGATTTGTTACTTTGATTTAAGATCTTAAGTTGCTAAGTGCTAAACTGCTAAGTTGCTAAATGCATTAAGCTTAAACAGTTAATTGGCAATTTTCAATCAGAGCGTAGTTATATTGTTCAGAACATAACCATTTCTTTCAAAGTAACAAATATTTGTATATATATAAGTAGTTTACTTTTTTAGAAAAGACTGATATTTCTTTAACTCATTTCGTGCAAATGACTCAGCCTTCTCTTCCCACTTGTTATCATCGTGTGGGTTCAATCCTCTATAAGCTGCCATAGTACCAGCTTGGTTGTACATTTTTAAAAACTTTCTTTTTCCGTGTCTTTGTGCCATTAGTGCGTGATGTATTTCGTGTAATACGGTCATCAAAAATTCTTTGACACTTGGATAACTTCTTCGTAATTGTATTTCGTCTGTCTCTACAACATAATCACCATAGTCTTTTGTGTTCACAAATACTACTTTAGATTTTAGTTTATATTTTTTTACGAATTGTTGGGCCACATCAAGGTAGTCAATTCTTTCCATTATTCTTTTAGTCATCTTTTAGTGTCTCACTTGCATATGTGGTAAGTACATCAGGTAACCAAGCGTGTATAAATAATGCCCCACTTAGTTTTATTGCACGATACCAATGTTCCCAATATCCCATTTTAGATTCTTTTAGATGTTTAGTCATCTGCGTGTTCTAATAACTTGTTATCATTCTCTTGGTTGTTGAACCAAAAGTCAATGACTTTAGCAAACGAACCTACAAATCCACCTAACATCAATAATAAAATTTCTTTCCATCCCTCAGTAACATCCTTACCTTGAGCCATAAAGAAAATCATAAGTGCTAATATAAAGGAAAACAATCCCACAACAGCAATACTCACATACCACTTCCGTGATTGTCTGTATTCCATTATCTCTACTAATTTAGTATTGATAAAATGTTTTTGATTTAGACGAGGGTCTTTGGTCATCATATTCTTAACTTCCATCGTACTCCTTTATATGTAATATAAGTCTATCTTTACCTTGATGTAATCTATGAAATATATTTTTCTTTATTTCAAATACATCTCCGATTTTCAAATCTACTGGTAGTTCATTATCCATTTGGAATTTCCAACCTTTACCTTTTACTACCGAAACTTTTCTATCTTTTTTATCTCTATGCCAAACCAATTCTGATTCATTTACATTTGGTTCAAACATTCGTATAAATCCATTTGATGTTGGATATTCTTTATACGGACTTACCACCATTGTCCCCCACCACTCAATCCAAGTGATTTTGCATATCGTGGTAACCTACAGGCCCAATATCCAGCTTTTGTTTTGTCCTTTTTTTGTTCACAATTATGTCTGTCTTTGAATGCCTTTTTAGCTTTTGGGTCTTTGAGTTTTACTGATAAAGAACCACCACCTCCAGATGCACCAAAACTTACTTTTCTAACATTACCACTCTTTGGGTCTTTTACATAAACTTTAAATTTTTTACCACTTGATTGTCTCATTGGTTTGTTCAGATTTACTTTACGACCTCGATATTCAGCTTCTTTCATAGGAATATCTAATGGTACTCTTTTACCCTCGTAGATACCAACCTTACCTAAATCAGTTTTTAGTAACTCTTCATCAAACCAATGTAGATTTTCTAACTTACCTTTTTTATAAATTTTTCTTGACTCGTTGAAAAATCTGAAGTAATTTTCACTATACATTCTGTATATATTATCGTGGAATGGAATTTTATTTTCTAAATGATATTTTATTCCTTCACTTACTGATTTTGAAATAGTTTTCTCACCTCGTTGTCTTGCCTTTCTACCAGCACAATGTGCTTTCTGACTAAATCCTTTTGGATTGGAACAACTAATTTTCTTTTTATATTTTTTACTCCATTGATTTTCATCAACTCTTTCATAGACACTAACATACATACAATCACATCCAGTTTTCTCTACGACTATATGTTCATACTTACTAGCCTTTACAGCCTTTTCTTGGTTTCTTGCAGCCTTTTTGGTATTGTGTGTACCTAATCTTTTCCCACCTTTCTTTGGGTAGAGTACATATTTGTTACCAACTTTTTTTATTACTTCATACATTACTTTTTGGCCTTTGTTTTTACCATTATTGGTTTCTTACCTTGACCTCTTGATTGAGAACCACCTCTACCAGCTTTATTTTGTGCCGCTCTCTTCCGTCTTGTTGCACTTGCCTTTTGTTTTTTCGTCATACTTGCAGCTTTCTTAGCAGGTACACATTTTGCATATCCTCGTTTCTTACCACTTGTTCCACAAGGTGGGTGTTTACCACTTTTATCTTTCTTACCAATGTTTACCCATTTGTCTTTGAACCATTTTCTCAAATCTTCATTTGTTAGTTCACCACAATGAATACATATATTATCTTTTATTATTTCGAGAGCTAATTTAGTTTTTTTATTCATTAGAATACATCCTCCGCTAATACATCATCAATGGCACCTTTTATATCTTTATTGTCAATATCCAATTCACCATCCATATCAGCCTTCCAAGTTTCTTTTTTAGAGCCATCGTAAAATAAAGCTAATGATGGAAAGTTTCTGAACCGAAGTTTCTTGACAACCTTTGGTGCGTCCTCACTTTTTACAGTAACTATTTCACAATCTTGATATCCCTTGACACCTTTTAGGATGTCCTTATCAAAGTCTTGTTCTTGCCATTCTGCTGTCACTACCACTACGACCAATCCACCATTTATTGTTTCTTTGAAATTCTTATCATTTACTTGACCTAAAGTAACAGAAAGAAGTAGTAACAATCCCAATAAGTATCTCATAAATAACTCCTATTTATCTTTCTTTTTAGCAACTTCAACTCTAAGGTTGGATACTAATTTTTCTAAATCTTCTATTTTTTCTTCAAACTCCTCAATGTATTCATATACTTCGTCCATATCTTTTTGAAGACCACCGACCTGTGTTTTATATTGTTCGTAGGAACGAGGCCAGTTATGTCCATCAGGTTTAGATGGATACTCATCACCAAATATAGATTCAATAGATGGTGGTTCTGGTAAATTTTTAGCTTCTTCTATTTCTTGTAGTAACATATAGTATCCACCGATACCACTTGCCAATAAAGCAACTAAAGCTCCTAATGTTTGTAAAGACATAGTGAACTTTGTACCCATAATCTTTTCTTCGGATACTTCTATTGGTTCTTCTTCCTTTGGTTCTTCTCTTACAGGTTCAGGTTTATTTGGTGGAAGTCCTGTAACCATTTCAGGTTGAATTGGTTCTTTATGAATCTCCTCGTGTTTCTCTTCGTGTTGTTTAGTATCTGTTGAAGAGTTCATCAAGGCATCTGTAATGTCATCAAATGAGCAAAAACCCATATCTACAAGAATTTCACCAATAGTCCCTTTACGACCTTTGACTTGTTCTTGTAAGGCTTTACTCAATTGTCTCTTTGTGATGATATCAGCATCACATAACAATTGTCCTAATTTGACACCATCACTCACTAATAAACTCCTTGATAAAAAGTAGCCTCAGGATCTGTACCTACTTCTAAGTTCTCGAAAATAATTATACCGTGTTGCATTTCATTTCTGTAAGGATTGAAGAAGTAACCATCTACCATACCATCAACAAGTCCATCCTCATACTTAGTGATTGCACCTTGACCAAATTCTGTAAAATCAGATAGACCAACAATCTCTAATGTTACCCTACCACTTGTACTTTCAAGTAAATCAGGTCTAAGTGAATCAACCGCTGTTCCACCTATGTATAATTTTTCATCTATCAGTTGTCCATTATCTGCACCATCATTATCATACATAATCAAAGCGTAATGTTCTTTCTCAGGTGTAACTCTACCATCTTCCCTTTGGAAGTGTAATACAAATACTTTTTTTATAGAACCATCTTCTTGTACTGAGGATGCTCCATATGAGGTTATACTCTCGTAATATTCACGAGCTACAATCTCTGCACCATTTACCCACATCTCAATACTTTCGACTAATGGTTCTTCTACTTTGTCGTCCTCACAACTTGACATCAAAAACATTGTTGATAACAATATTGAGCCACAAATCGTTCTTACTACATTATATACTTCTTCGTGATTCATTTTTATCTCCTAACACTTACAACATTTGCAATTCATACATCCACCATTGCAAATACAGTCTTTACATCCACATTCGGACATCAGATTCTCCTATTTACCAACCTACAAATTGATAGTTTATACCAAACTTCACATCATATGCTGGTCGTTCCCAATAATATAAATATCTACCCTCAGTAAATACTCCTAAGTTGTCTTTTAGTTTTACACCAAATATAGCACCAACATCATAATCATTCCAATCATGCCACATTGGCTCCATATACATAAATTTATGAGCAGGTCTACCTTCTTCTAAGTGAGTTTGGTAATGAGCTGCGTTATGGTATGCGTGTTTTGAATGACCATAATGAACAGGCATCCAATTACCCCAAGTATGTATCCACCAATTCTCACCATAATGATAAAAATCAATACCTAATACTAAAGATGTTTCACTCTGATAACCTAAGTCTTTCTTTACACCATCTACATATTCCTCTAACATACCAGGAAAATGATATAAGAAATATTCTCTATCGGTATATGCAAATATTCTACCATTCTCATCTCTCCACAACCAATCGTGTCCCCAATATTGTCCACCTTCATTCCAAAAAGGCCCGTCACCCTCTATGAGTCTAAGTTCACCTGTTACAGGATCTACTTCATATAAATCTTGATGAATCCAATTTCCGTCTTCATCTTGCATTGTTGGGTCATACCACATATTATCATCGATACCAAAAGCATCTTCTGCAAAATTCCACCATTGTCCTTTATACCAAGTTGTATCCAATACCATAGCATCGAATCCATATACAGGATGTTGTCTGTGTTTAGCACCAATAGAAAAATGTAGTTTGTTTCCCAATACCTCAGGTGTTAGATGTAATCTAATATCACCTTGACCATAACTAATATCTTCAAGACCTAAATCTGTCCAACCAATTTTAGCCATTAGATATTGTCCAATATATCTTACCCAAAACTCTTGGTTTTTATAATCATTACCCCATTGTCTACCCTCAGAAAATTTGATGAGATACTCCCATCCCTTTACAGGTCCGAATGTAGCACTTTCATTTGCATTTTGTTCTGAACCATCATACCAAGTTCCACCCTTACCAGCAGACTTTACACCTCTCTTTGGTTCGTATTGGAATCTACCTATCTTACGAAGACCAAAAGATGTTTGGAAATCAGGTTTCAATTCTCTTTCAGTTCTTTTTACCTCAAGTGCTCCTGTAGATAATCCACCAGTTATTGCAAATCTATCGTCTTGATATCGTGGTGCATTTAAACTGAAACTACCATACGCAGTAGAGTATTTAAAAAACTTCCAAATTTCGTTTTCACCAAACAACAAAGAAGAAGTCAATAGTGTAATTAGTAAACCGTATTTCATATTTTTTCTCCATATAAAATGGGATTTCCCATTCTAATATAAATATTATATAATTTTATTATGTGTCGAATCTAAGGATAAATGATAGGGATAGGTCTTCAAAATTCTTTATTGGTTTCGATGTCTTACCAATTACTAATAAATTACCCTCATCGTCATATAACCCAACCGTAGTAATGTAGGGTTGCCATTCAGATGAGGTCAATTCTGACCTAAGAGATGCTTTTGCAACATTATCAACACTATATTTGGTATGGTCAAAGGTTTGTCCATCATCAGTTAGAAACCAAGATTGTGAGTCATATCCCCAAAAATTTGGAACTCTACCATCTAATATCCACTTACCTGTAAGTTCATCTACTTCATCTAATAAGGACGAACTAACTCCAGAAGACATTACAATGGATGATGTAGGATTATTTGTGTTGTTTGTCCACGCACTTGGATTGTTTGTGGAATTGAATTGACCTTGTTTTGCAGTAACTAAGTATTCGTATTCAAATATTTTCTGAGTACCCTCAAAATCTATTTCAAATCCATCTGTTCCATCACCCAATCCAATATTTCTATATCTTGAACCAGTATGAGTAAAACATAATAATCCAGCATCATAAAATACATTACCGATTACAGAACCCGAACCATTTGCTATCTCACCAGCTGCAAAACTTGCAGAAAAATCGTTATCATATAGGTTACCAAATCCATCATCTTTTATGGTAACTGTCGAATCTCCAGAATTATCTGTTAGTTTTATCGATTTAGGTTTTATATTTTCACCAAAATGAGATTGAGGTAATGTGATTACATTGATGTGGTCGTGTATTGGTTTGATATTTCGTAACGAGCCAGATGGTCTATTATAAGGATAGAACATATTTGGTGGATTGAATACAAATGGTGCATATCTATTGGATATACTTTGTCTGTTCGGTAATTGGTCATATTCATAAAACATATGTTTTACCGTATAGTATGTTGGTATATCATAGAATGTAGCCAACTCTGTACTACCACTAAAAAAACTCTGACTTGCCGCAGATTCTGAAACGAATAAATGAGTAGATCCAGTTATCCCTCGTAGTCCAAATACTCCACTACCACTATCTTTTTGTGTTAGAGAAAAATCCTTATGGGCTGTGTACTCTCGTAGATTTATGTCTTCAGGATCAACGGTTCTAAATACTCCCATTTCAATCCTCTATTATGTTTAGAAATCTAATCGTACCTTTATTACTGCTTCTCTCGCACTTGATTTCAATATCGGCTGACTCAACTTAGCCACAGCTAATAAGTCATTACTCTCATTGTAAAGACCGACAGTAGTTATGTATGCCTTTGGGTCTTGTTTGAAAGATGGTACTACAAAATCACCACTACCAGTTTGATAAGTTGGATTAGAACTATAATTGAACTCATCGTGATTCACCCTACAGAAATAATGTGTAGATTTTACAGACTCTTCTCTTCTTGCCACAAAGTATTGTGATGCAGAAACTTGACTAAATAATTTGAATGCATTATTGTCATTTGCATTTGAAGAAGAAGCTGCAAAATTGATTGGATTTATTTCAGATACATCGTATCTACCACCTAACTCATCTTGAGATAGAACAATAATTCCGTGATTTGGAAAAAATAAACCAAGTGGATTGGTATCACTATCAAATACAGAATCACCACTTGCAATAGAACCACTAACAACATTGAATACCGTTTGTGTTCTTGCGACACTTGGGTCTGTTGTAGCATTACTATCGTCAATTAGTTTTACGATACCATTATCTGCTGCAGTTGCTCCGAAACTACCAGAAAGACGAAGTTCCCAATTACCTGGATCCATCTTTTCTCTCATACGAGACCTATTCAGTACTATAGCATATAGACCATCAAAGTCTGTTACAGTTCCACCTTTGGTGATTTTGAATCTACGATTCCCACCAGGAGATAATAAGACATTTGACAATTGTCTGTAAATTGCCTTACTTGGATTATTACCATCTACTGTGTTGAATGAACCACTACCTTGAAAATGTCCATAAGTAATCCCAAACTGAGCGGTTGCGGTGGTATCAGTTGCTGGGTTATCCTTATAAACATCGTAGTAGTAATTACCACTCGATCCAGATTGTGTTGTGTTTATGAAAAATGTAGTAAGTGTACCTGTTCCACCACTCCATATACCCGCGGAAACTGTACTTCTTTGACTTGGTACTACACTTTCTATTGTTTTGAATGTTGCCATTTTAATTACTCCTACGAATAAATATTAGTTAATTTTAAATTTGTTTCTACTTTTCCATATTGAGGATGCCATCATCAACACCATCATCTTTTGTTCCACCAAATTCTGGTGGTACTGAAGTCTTATCAATTCCTTGTTCCTTCATTGTCTCAAGTTGTTGTATCAATTGGTCAGCCTCTGCCTGTTTTTGTTGTAAAACTTGTTTTTCTTGTTTGACTTGTTCGTCATTACTCAACATACTAAAATCTTTTGATTTATCTTCCAAAGTACCCGTATCAGGTTTTGGTGTACTGATAAATGGTGTTGTTCCTTTGAAATCAAAATCTTGTATAGGTTTGACATTTTTCTTGTCACCTTTTTTTATAGTAACGACTATTCTTTTAGTTGCTCCACTTTTTCTACCCTTCAAAACCACTACCACTTCTCTATCTTGTGATACAGGTTTTGCAATCAATCTTACAGATTTACCAGTAACAACCAATGGGTCTGTTGTAGCAAACTCTGTATTTTTTGCCTTTTTGGTTTGTTCCTTACCTTTTTTTATCAAAGGTTTTGTTTTGGTTACTTTATCACCAAATGCTGGAGAACCATCTATTGCAGCTTGTACAAGTTTATCAACATCACCTTTTGTTATATTACTTGCACTAAAAGTTTTTGCCATTATTTTCCTCCTCCTGTTTCCTTACTATCAAATCCTGGAGGTGTAAGGTTATCAGACTTAGTATCAGCCTCTCCCTTTTCGGTACTTATCAATCCACTTTGAAATTGAGGAATATCTTTTGGTGTAGGTGGTTTGACACCTGGTTTCATTCCCTTAGTTGGGTTTGGTGGGTCATTCTTATATCCAGAATTTACCCACTCTTTGAAGTTCTCAACTTCTTCAGGTGATGCTAATTGTGATATTTGTGAAATACCTGTAATACCACCAGGTAAACCTAATGCTGTCAATAGAGAATCTGTCAAGTCTACAGAACCAAGTAATTGTGCTGATGTGACTTCCGTACCATTGTTGAATACAAAAATACTTTCAAAGTCTGAAGATAATCCATCATCCTCTGTTATTACTTCTAAGTATGCATAATTTGTATTTTCCAATATGAAATCAACTGCCTCATCACTACCACCTATAAATGGAGTAAGGTCTAAGAAATCATCTTCACCAGTTAGTGTTACTGTTTCACTTACACCTTCTATTTGTGGTGCTTGTTCTATTTGTTCAACTTGACCAGTTTCCTCGTCAATTGGAGTATATAATTTATATTGCATTTCAATAGGTTCACCATTTGGGTTTGCCTCTAAAATTCTCATATTATCAATTATTGCTCCGTAAAAATCAGGACCTTGAGGATGAGTTTCATCCCATAGATTATAGTCTACTTCGTCATCCGCTAATGCAAACTTTACTGGAAAGAAATTATTTTCAGCAAGCATTGTACGACCAACTTTGGTCACTACTGCATCTACGACTAATTTATCATCTGAAATGAATCCCATTTACTTATCCCTTATTTTATAATGCTGTACCTTGTTTAGCGTGTACTTCTATAGAAGTAACGAAGACTGCACCTGATAAATCACCTTGTATAATAATGTTAGTAGACCTTGACCCACTTCCACCATTATTTCCTGTTACATCAGTATCACCTATCAGAATTGGTTTAGACCTAACTGAAAATGATGTTGTACCAGCTGCAATTTTTACAGTTTGAGCGGTTTGTACATTTGCAAGAGCACCACCTACAGCATACTGATTGAAATCTCCAGTAACTCCAGCCTGTTGTGGTATTACACAAACAATTGAGTTCTGAACAGTCACGGTATATGACTCACTATCAACTGGTGAATTTTGTGTTTGACCAATTGTCAATTGAGCCTCTGTAAATTTTTGACCACTATTATTTGGAAAATATGATATTGTCTGAGACTCTAATCCTGAAGAATCAATAAATGCTAATTTTTCAGGTTCGTCTGCACGAGTGACAAGTTTATATCTCAATGATAAAGATTGGTCTTGTACAGGTTCAAGTACGGGCATATTTTCAATTACCGTACCATAAGAATTTGTTCCATTAGGATGTGAAGGATCCCACAAAGCGTAATCGACTTCATCATCAGCTAATGCGAATTTTGTTATATTTAACTGGCCAGTTTGTGCAAGTCTTTCCCTACCTCGTTTGGTGAGAATTGCATCAATAGTCTGGCTAGTATTATTAAGAAATCCCATTTCTTTCTCTCCTATTGTAATTTAGTTTTAACGGATGACTTGTAACCATTTGTAATAAATATTTGTTTTTAGAATTATCAATCATTTTTATATAGTTGTTATGTCTGTTAGATTATCACCTTGTACTGAAATATCTGTTCCATTGTCAGCCTCAGTTTGAACAGATGTTGGTGAAACTATGTTTATTTCTACTGGTAAGGATTCGTCTGGCATTTCACTATTCTTTACTCCACCATAAAATGAACGGAATGTAGATTCAAACTCATCATACCAAGGTTTGACATCAGAAGTTACTAATGATGAAGAATAAACATATGGTTGATTTGTAACTTCATCTAATGAACTACTATAATTCAATATAGTTTTTTGTACACCTCTTTTTAGTGGAGCATCTTGTGCTACTGAACAAGTTGCCTCATAGAAAAATTTTGGTGGTGTACCAACTACCATTGAACCACTATGTTCTGAACCATACAATGTACCATCGAAATCCAATCCTTTTAGTGAACCTAATCTGTATGTCCAACTAATGTTTGAACCACTATCCAATACAATTTCATCCTTTGATGAAGTTATATTTACCAATCCATTTACATTTCCTATGTGACCAAAACTACCAGTTCCTCTTGCTAAATCTAATCCGAAGTAATTACTACTACCAGTAACTGCTCTGTTGAAATCTGTTACCTCTATATTACTTGATAATCCACTTGCACTTGACTCGTATTGTACTATACCATCTGTTTGTGCAGAAATAGATTCTGATATTCTTACTAAATCAGGTAACGAACCAGATATAAAGTGGTGTGAACCACTTACATTTTCATTATACACATCTATACTTTGACTCAAGAACTCATTCTTATCAGTATGCATACTTGATGTTATTTGATTACCATATGCAGTTTTTCTCTCATCAGGAAAATCATCAGTAACATATTCTTGTCTTTGGTTCAAAAATATAGTATCTTCTAAAATAAGTTTTTCTGGTATTGGTGTTAGTGAAGTTTTTACTCTTGACCTCTCTAAAATATTAGGTTCTACCAATACACCTAATGTTGCATTAGCTCGAGCAGGAATCATTTGTCTCAGTTGGTCAAATAATGTTTGGTCATAGTAAGTCAATAATCTCAAATAGTCAAAAAAGTTATTTGGACTTGAGTACTTTCTCCAATACCTATCACCTATGTATCTCAATGTTGGATAAAATTCTTTTTCTAAATCTTGTGGGTCACCAATGTAATTATCAAAATCTAAATTAGCAACTGTTGATATTATGTCTTCATTGATAACATCAGTTGGTGCAAAATATACCCCAACCTTATTACTATCCAATGGTGCATAATCTAAAGAACTTTGTTCTCTACTCTCATCAACAGATAAAGGTGGAGCAGTACCACCACCATCAAATGAATCTTTTGGTCTTTGTCTTTCTATTCTAACCTTTACTGCACTTCTACGATTAGGACCGAGATTAGGTGTTTGCATCTGTTGTTTATCCACCACAGATGAAAAGTGTGGTCTATTACCACTTGTGTAATTATGTACACTTGCAGTATAAACTGCAGTTTGACGAGAACTTACATCATTTAAAAACGCATTACCACTCTCGTCTAAATTTTTATCATCATCACCTGATATTCTCAAAATCAATTTATCATAATGTGAATCGGAATCATTACCATTATATGTTTTTGGTGCACGAGTAAAATTATTGAACACACTTTCACTCAATGGTTCTGTCCATAATCTCATCTCCATCATCGAACCACTAAATGGTAAATAATTCACACTACCAGATTGATATGTTGTGAGTAATGTTGGAGTTCCGTTACCACCAAATTGTAAAAAGTCACTACCAGTCCATGCAGTATTTACACTACCACTTAGAGCACTAACATTACCATCAAAACTAAAACTGACATGCGATGAGTATTGAATTTTTTCTCTACTTGCATCGTATTTTTTGACAAACATATCATATTGTACATTAGATGGAACTGAATCACTTGTGATTGGTGACAAGTATGAACCAGAACCTCTCGTAATCATTACAGAATAAAATTCATTATCATATACTGGCATTATTGATGATGTTACAAAATGATTCTTACCATTGGAATCTTCAAGAAATAATCCAACAGAACCCATATTATCAGAAGAACCATTGTCATTTAGAACTACGAACATTTTATCATTATCAGCCTGTATCAACATTTGATTTGAACTCGATAGTTCTGACCTAAATCTAAATTGTAAGGTTTCAAACTTTCTACTTGATTGGTCATCAATTGGATTTGGAACTTTTATATAAGTACCACCACTTCTCTTGAACTCTAATGCCTTTGTAAACTTACGAGTTATCTCAAAGGTTGGGTCTGCAGTAACATCTCCACCAACAGCTGGGCCACCATATTCTCTGACTCTCAATATTGTACTTGGTATACCATAACAATTCAAAATATATTTCATTGCTCTTGGAGTACCCTTGTACTTCAAAAATAATGGCATATTATTTAGTATTCTATTCCAAATTTCATTTGTAATGTCTTCTTCTGGTGTGAGTGAACTTTGTGCATATTTTCTTTGGTCACCACTACCACTCACATAAGCACCTAATGCTATTTTGTCAAGTTTTACTAAATCTCTACCTTGTTGTAATTTCCAACCAAATGATTTTGCAACTGAAGTAATTAAGTTTTTAGACAATCCTTTGTTTACATCGTCTTCTCTATCATAAGTTTGTGTCAATCCACCAATGTATGCTCTTTCGTTATCAAAGAAATGACCAACCATTTTGAATAATTTGACAAATTCTGTATTGTCTATATTTTCTTGTACATATAATGGTAAATTATTATCCAATGAACCAAAGTTATTTGTATCAAATAATGATGCACTTGTAATCTGTGATGTTAGCCAAGTTTGTGCCTGTGAAGTTGAAACTGGTGCAAGAACATATGGGTCGAAATAAGTACCACTACCACCAATTTTTGGCCATGCATTATCGTAAAATTCACCATTTGAACTTGATAGGTAAGAAGAAGATTGTTCATACATATAAGTTTCAAATGGGTCAAAACTATTTAGTACTTCTCTTCGTAATTTTGCCCACTTTTTGATTTCGTCTTTTACTATAGAACCAGTAGCTGGTGTGTTTGCAGCATTTCCTAAATATCCACTACCACTATATGTACCAACTAAAGAAGAACTATAATTTGCAAATGTTTCCATCCTTATCAGTTTGTCTCTAAATATTTTTATTCTGTCCTCAACACTTGATAAGTTTATAAAATTTTCAAATCTACTAAAATCAACATTCATAGTAGCCGAATCACTACCACTAATGTATTTATTTTCTATTGCCTCTTGTACAGAAGAACCACTCAACCCAACCACATCATAATAATTTTCAAATTTTGTAGTTCTATCACGAACTGGTGAATCTAATCCCGTACCAAGATTTGGTAACCTCAAAACACTTGTGGGATTAGGTGCATTTATAAATGGATTCAACCTAACTTTTTCTACCATTGGTGAAACAATCTCTTCACATACATAAACATTATCTTGTGGATTTACATCTGTCATAGAATTTAATGTTTTGTATACTACTGAGTATGGATAGTTTGGAACTGTATCTTTGTCCGCTTTAAAATTTGTAGTTAGATAATGTTTACCATTACCAAAGTTCAATATTGTGTTTAGGTTATCTTCTTTTGTTATATTGTAACGAGATACCCAATTCAAATGTACTTTTTCAGTTGGTACAACATCATTTGTTTCCCAACCCAATGGTGTTGCCTTTGACTCATAAGTACTCTCCAATCTTATTAGGTCTGGAGTTATTATCTCAGTAATATTTGCTTCAAAATCTGCATATACAGGTGAAGAAGATTCTTCTTTCGAGGTATATTCTATAATGAATTCAAATGAATTGAATTGATTCACACCAGCAATATTTCTAGCAACTCCACTCATACCTAAAACACCATCTGTGTACGAGTTATCAGGTACAGTAATTGTATTGTTTTCTATATCAACTTCAGTAATTGGTATCTTCATATCACCAAGTGTTGGTGTTGCTACTTGTACACCATCTTCTCTTTCATCCATAATACCAGTAGCAAGTATTGGGCCACTAACAAAGGTTGTGTTACCTATTGGTATTGGTTGTCTATGACCATAAAAATAAAGTTGTATATCTCTGTTTATTACCCATGCACTTCCAACTGGAAATTCAACAAAGTAATCACCAAACTCATTTACTTTATTTACTTGAACTAATTTTAATGCCTTTGGAGTTTGTTCTGGATTTACATCACTTGACATTTGACCAAATGTTCTTACAAAAAAGTGGTCATCATTTAGTCTCCAATTCCAACCTCTCCACTCATACTCATTACTTGAAGTTAGTGTACCTCTTCTCATATTTTGTCTACCAAATCTGATAGCACCTAAGATGAAAGAGAAGTACAATCTTCTAGCTCTTCGTACTTCATTTCTTCTTCTTATCAATTCTCTAAATCTTCTAAATGCATATGCATACCAAGCAGCTGTTGTGGTTGCAAAAAGACCAGCACCTACTGCAGCTAAAGCAAGAAGATTTTTAGGTTGTAGTCTTGGCATATTTTTAGTAGTTGGAATCTTATCTTTACCACCCCATCTTATCTCAAGTTCAGATTTTGCCTCAGGAAATGAGATAGTTGCATCTGTATCGGGTACAAGAAATTTTATCACAAGTGATTGGTCACTTTCTAATGTTTCGGGTGTTAATAAACTATTGAATGTAGCAAGTGGTAAAGGTTCTTTAGCTAAAGCAATTGCATCATCCGTGATGATGTCTTCTATATCTTCAGCATCAAAATCAATTCCAAAATCTTCTGGTTCAGGATCGAATCTGTTTACATTTGCCTCTACTGTTATTTCATCATTTTCATTCAAGACACTTACAGGAACTCTCAACAATCTATTTGGGCCAGCCCAAGACTCGTTAGTCACATCATTACCATTTATAAACCAAGTAAATGTTACAGGTTTTTGTTCTGTTTGTGAACTAAATACACCAACCTCAACATCTATTGTTCCTGCTTCCACATCATCATCTGATATGTACAAATAGTATCGTTTATCGTCACTTCCTTGATTGGTTAGTCTTTGACCATTACCATTACCAACATCTTGATTTCTTATAAATCTTGGATTACCAAACCAAACTCCTCTAAATCCTGATGGTGGGTTTACTGGTGGTTCTTGTGGAGTTTGTGATATATTTGCTCTTGGTTCATAGTGATATAATCCAACATGCACACCACCACCAGCTTTTGTTGCTGACATTTTGAAATCTAATCTAACCTTATCACCATTTTTCAAATAATTAGAAGTCAATGGTTGTATTCTTGAGGATAAACCTAACCATCTTCTTGGGTTAGATGCACCTACTGGATCTTGTGCTGTACCTTGCCAACCATCGTCTGTTTGAAATTGGTCGTTTAGGTTAGGAAATACCATTGCAATATCTCCTTCTGCTCCTTTCCCATCAGTAAAATGTGCGTGATATCCTGAAGTTGAAGTTCCTCTATGTACACCTCTTGTAAAATAATTAAAACCAGGTGTCCAATTTTGAACTCTTATTGAATTTTTATGTAATGTGTTATCCCACTTATATCTTCTTGATAAAGGTCTTCGTGTTTCTTGTTGTTCAAAGTCACCAAAACTATCATCAATCATAGGTATTTCAACTCTATTCTCACTATTATCTCTTTCGAGTTGTTCAGTTTTTACAACAGATTTTTTCAAAGTTATCATACCACCTTGACTCATCTTTTCATTTAGTGAATCTGTGTCTGATAAAGTAAGTTGTATTTTATTTTCAGATAGATTTGAATTTTCTGTTTGTATAAATCTTGCAGTACCTGTTGTTTGTTTTTCTAATTCTTCAGACCTAGCAGTTCTAACAAAATCTGTTACCTCTTCACCACTTTCAATCTGAAATCCTGTTAGAAATAAATTAGAACCAGCCTGTGGGTCTAAATGTGATATAGAAACCATCATATTACTTGGAGAACCTTTCGTTGATTCTTCAGAACCACGATATGTTTTTGAGATTCTTATGTATCTAAATTTATCATCGGTTTCTAACGCACTATATGTTGTAACATCCACAACTCTTGATGGGTCATTTGAACCATCCATATTACTTATTTCAGTTCTGATTCTGACTTCTCTTCCTAAAATATCATCAGAAACATTATGGTCTTCAAATGGAAATGATGTTTGATTTCCCAATTCATATGCAGCAACATAATAGGAAATTGTAAAAGGCCCATCTGTTAGTGGAGTTTTCAAATCAAATACTTTTCTTATACCATACATCCAAACATAATTGTTTGATGCTGCAATCTGACCAGGTAAGTCTGCTCTTTCTTGTGCAACTCTCATTCTCACTACAGAATTACTTATAGGAGTTTTTCTAAAAATATCAAATCTTGGATTATTGTTACCTTCAGGTAAATTCAATAGTTCAGTATCTGCTGGTAAATATGTTAGTTCTACCAATCCGTTGTCTAACTCATAAAGTGCATTTGGATTACTTACATCATCTCCAAAGGCTACTTTTCTTTTGAAAACAGGTCTTATTGGTGCCCAAGGAGTTTCATATGTTAGTTGAAATGTTGGAAATCCATTAAAATTATTTTCTAAAAATTCTGTTTGTGTAAATTTACCAGCACCTTGTGATATACCAAAGTCCTCTAAGAATGTATTGTTTCTTGCTAAATTTACAGTTGGGTCTATAATTTCAGTTTCTATTGTTGGTGATAAAGTTTCTGATTCAGATGGGTCTATTTCTTCTCCAAGATATATTGAATCCCTTACCAACAATCTACCACCTTTGAATTTACTTGTAAAACCTGGATCATCAGGATGTCTATTTGTTAGTCTGAATGTATTATGTTCATCAATATTTGTTCCGTATGTCTCGAATCTACCACCACCAAAATCAGGTTTACCAAGACCCTCATAGTAAACACAAGTGTATCCAAGTAGTCTAAAATCTTCTTTGAATTTATCATCGTTTATAAAGTGTGGTATTATTCGTGCTTCAGTTTGGTTTGGTGAAACTTCGTGAATCATATATGCATAAGGTTTTAGAAATAACTCAAAACTTATTTCTGGTTTTATACCAGCATATATTCTACCATCAACATCTACCCAATAATCTCCATCATATGGAGTATCACTTGAATCAACTAATATGAATTCATCTCTACCACCAGTTGCTCTAAAGAAATACACCTCTACATTATAGTTACCAATAACATAGTCAGCCTCATTCAGTATTCTATGAACATCAACCCTAATTTTTTCTAATCCACCATCAAAAGATGCATCTCCTGTACCATCAGGTTGTATGATATTCATATATGGATTATCTATTTGGTCTAACCAATAATGTTTTACACTCTTTAGAAAATTATCATCCTCATCTTTTATGATGACTTCAATAAAATCATTTTCGTGTGTACCATATGGTGGGTCTACAATTACAGGATCCACAGAATCTACAATTAGTAAATCTTCAATACTATTTGGTATTCTGCTGTAATGACCTGTTTTTTCGTTATACTCTAATGCCATTAGAATTCCTCAAATTGTCTTGATATAATTAGATTCATTTCGTCCCCACCACGATATTTTGGTTTTGATTTTTTTATGTATGCAAACTGATGAAAATCTTGTGAACGAGGTGCTTCATTTACATCCAAGTCACCGACAATTTCTGAATATAATTGTATTCGTCCATCATCACCTTTTAGTGATGTTTGTGTATTTATCTGATAACCTGGATCATCTCCATTACCTAATGGAAAAGTTTTTGCAATCCACTCTGCTACTATTTTTTCATAGTTTTGTCTATATGCTCTTTCATCACGAGTTGTTATTTCTTGATAAAGAGCACTATATTTTAGTTCTTCTGGTGTATATGGCATTTTTACCTCGTAACATCAAATTGAAAATCGTTGTCATATATTTCATTGGTTTCATCAAGTGTACCACTACCACTAACAACTTTATATAATATTCTATACGACCTTTCTGATTGTAATCCATTCAACCAAACATTGAAGTAATGTCCAGTAGAATCTAAACTTAGTTTTGACCCACTACCAAATGGTACAATTACATCTTCAGTTTTTGCATCTCTAATTGAGTAAAAAGAAGTTTGTGGTAAATATTTTATATCACTTGCAACAGATGCAGTTGCAAAACTTCTTGCTGGATATCTGTTTCTAGCAGCTACTCTAAATCTTACTTTTGAATTTTCTTTATATTCAGGTCTCAAACCTTTCATATAAAATACTATATCATCAAGTTCGGAAGAACTAAATGCAGATAGTGAACCTGTAGTAAAGGAAGAATCGTCCCATACTAATTCAAGTCTTGGTGAGAATACAGTATTTGTTTGTCGTGAGAAGAAAGAAAAATTACCATAATGTGTAGTGTTACCTTCGGGTTGATTTGTGTCTTCATTACCAATACTACCACTTCTCTTCAACATAAATCCATCATTGTTTAGAGAACCTGATAACCAATGTTGTACTATGTTGGTAACTTTCATTCTCATATCTTCTGTTTCATTTGTAAATGATTGAGAAGCCTCAACACTACGAGCAACTGAATCTAAATTAGTCACACTACCACTATACCAAGTTCCACCACTTTCGTTACTACCACTTACCCATTGGTCTGCAGTAGTCTCATTAGTTCTGTATCTCCAAGAACATCCATCGGTGGTTGTTGGGTTATCAAATCTTTTACCACTACCCTCTGTCCAAGATTGACTAACAGGATATGCATATAACTCATCCTCACTTGTCAATTCACTTGGATTTGCATCATATAATTTTAGATAGAAATCAGCGGAAGATGGAATCAACCCATCTTCTATGGATTGTGATATACTTGTCAAATCAAATTTGATAAGAACTCTTGAAACATTTACAACTGAACCATCATCGTTCATATGTTTTACTACTTCTAAAATCTCGTCCCTACCAGAATTTATACTTGAGGAAGCACCACCTTCATATAAGGTTGAATCTGAATTTGGATATATAAAATAATGCATTTATTACTCCGTTGCCGACTCTATGTCGCCTACAACTCTACCCTCAATATCAGTATTAGGGAATTTTAGTTCAAAAATTGCTGGGTCAAGTGATGGATAAATAACTCCACCTTTTGTTGCTTCATTTATATCGTACAAATTACCACTATATCCAGAGGATGATTCGTACTTGTTTGTAATCACTATCGGTAAATTGTTTGGATTACCATCACTCTTTATCGGTACAATGGCAGCCACACCAGGTACTTTTGAGATAATAGATGAAAGTTCACCAACAATTATAGGTTGATTTATTTGCCACTTGTCTATTTGGAAAAATCTTTTTATTTCTTCTATACACGCCAATACAACTTCGTGTTTATTATAATTTGATAAAGTAAGTACTTGGAATCTAACACCAATGTTTATCACATATGCATCTTTTATATTTACTGCATCTGTCATAAGTCTGTATTGTGTCAAATAAGTTCTTATGTTTTGTTTTACTGCCTCATTTGTAGGAATACAATATTTGTTATTATCATATCCAAGAGTATAAAAATTTAGTGCTAATGGATTTTCTTTTTGTGCCAATAAATCACCAAAAGTTATTTCTCCACCAAAATTATCATCTAAATATTGTGCATCTATTTTAGTATCGTATCCAAGTTGTTTTTCATTACCACCTAAAGTTGAATCTTTTGTGATGTATAGTTTTGAAATATTACCATACTTGGTCGGTAGTGATGCAATTCTTGTCATATAATCTTCTTTAGTTACTGCACGACCTTGTGCTTGAAAGTATGCAGCTGCTTCTTTCTTGATTTCATCTATACTTTCACCAGACCTACCACCAGTTGATGGTTGTTTGTTTGATGTAGCAAGAGTATTTTTCATATTACTTATTTTTGTTGCATCTAATCCATCTGGAAAATCATCATACTCTACTCTTGTGGGTGCATCTATTGTATTACTTCTAACATTATCTTCTGCACCACCACCATAACTATATCTAATTGTTAGTGTTGTGTTTGCTGGTGCTTCACCATAAGTTTTTGTATTTAGAAAATTGGTTGGGTCAAACGCTATATCCAACTTAGATGTACCACCTGGTAATGATGAACCAACACTATCTGGATTTGGTATTATTTCTTCATCAGGTGAATTTGCAGTACCACCACCAAATCTAATCTCAGTAGTACCATTTGAATTCACATATCGTGTAAATCTTTTTGATGTCTTTAGTAACTTCAACATATAAGGTACATCTGATGCATACACGGAAGTTTCAGTATCAAACTCTGGTGTATTTGGTGCTTCAGTAAAAATAGTATCTTGTGCTAAATAAGGAACTTCATACCAATTGTTTCCATCACTATCTACACACGATATAATTTCTAAAATATTATTTTGTTGTAATGTTACTTTATCATATTTTTTAGGGGACTCAAATGTAAATGTTTCATTTACAACTTCACCACTAACTGCATTTGCTTGTTTTTGTAAAAGATATTTAGTGGCTAATCCTGAACTATCTTGTTCATACATAGTCACACCGATTGGTGACCTTGAACCAGATGCCTGAAAATTTATAGGGTCTGGTACTCTAAATGTTTGTCCACCTTGTGCAGTAACTTGCATTCCAGCTTTTATTCTTGGTGCATAATCGTAATCTGGATTACCTTCTGCATTTGCTGGTATCACGACATAGACATCGAGTTGTGCCTGTGATGGATATGATAGTGATGGTTTGTACCCATATGTTTGTGCAATTTTATAAACCGTTTCTAATTCTTCTGCAAAAGGTAATAAACTTTCTTTGAAAGATAAGTCGGTATAAAAACTCATAACATCACCAACATATGCAGCACTTTCTAAGAACATCATACCAGGTGATGCTTCATTGAAATCATTATATGTATTTGGATAGTATTCTTTTGCAAAATCTATAAGATTTTTACGAAGAGTTGCAAAATCTCTACCATTATATTTTACATTTATATTTCGTTCATCTGCTTTATTTCCACCGTATTTTTGTGGCATTTTATTCTCCGCTACTTACTACTGAAAAAGTTACAGCATCATAAACATCTGGTGATGACACTACTGTAAATTTCAATATACAATTTAGTTGATTTAGATTTCTTTCATCTTGAGAAATATTGAGTTCTAATATTTGAACATATGGTAGATGTGTAGAAATATTTTCTTCTACTTCACTCTTCAAATTTTCAATCGTTTCATCTGATATATTGTCAAATAAAAAATCATATATCCCACTACCAAAATCTGGTTGAAATACTCTCTCACCTTTACGAGTCAATAAAACACTTTCTATATTTACTCGTGCAGCTTGTATTAGAGTAGATGTTCGTTTAAAATATCCTTTGTTTCCCAATCTAACAGGATAATCTAAACCAACAGATTTATCTGGATTTTTATCTATTTGTACATATGTACTCATCTAAGTTTTGCCCTTTTGGGTTTCATTCTAAATCTACCTCTCAACCTCTCACAATTATCTAATGTGGATGGTACTTCTCTACCGTTTGGTAATCTACATACACCAACATATGCTTTTCTTTCACCACTTACACCAACACGAACTCTATTTCTTGGTTCATTATTGTTCCGAAAATTATTGTCTCTTTCCCCTCTCGAATAAACCTCAGCTCGTATCTCATCTGGTTTCCTAAGATTGTCACCCTTGACATCATTTGGAAACTGAATTGCTGGTGGTAAATCTTGTTCGTAATTTACTTCCAAAAAAGATGGTGATTTTTTCTTACTACCAAAACTACCATCTATTCCACTAATCCAATCCATAAAAATATCAGCCTCTTCTGTTGCAGTTTTGAGATTGTTTTTCATAATATTCAACCTCAACTTCTTTGGTTGGTCTTTTTGGATTGTATACCTATTTTTGTACCGATATAATCTCTGTACTAAATAATTCTTATTTAGAGCCATTTGGTGCTGACCTCTTCAGATTCATAGCATTCATTACTGCCGAGTAATCCTTAGTCAATGCATTTACTACTTCCTCACCGACCTGTTCTGGATTTACATTCTTTTCTTTCAATGTTTGAGCTGCTAAATGTTGTCTCTGAACTTCTTTACTAGCAGGTACACCAAAACCCTCACCGTATCCCATAAGTTCTGTAGCTCTACTTGAATCAAATGTTCCACCACCCATTGTTGGCCACTCTTCATCACCACTATCTTTTTTACTCAAAGCAACTGTTTCATTCAAGATGTCATTTAGTGATTTATTTTTGGTATAATGTTTTTTAGAAACTGGTTTCTGTTTTTTAGTTTCAGAAATTTGTTTCTTCTTACCATCAATAAATATTTCTTTTAGTAACTTATTCATCTCAAGAGTTACTTCTTCTTTAACTATTTTTCTAATGTATGATGCCAATTGTTTTTTAGTCATAATAAACCTCTATATTCTGTATGATAATAATTATTTATTTTTTGAAAAGGTCGTTTATATTTCTAATGTATCGAACATATTTATACATTTATTTAGATTATCAAACGCGGTTGCTAACTGATTATTGAAATCATCTGTGTTTGCATCAAAATCATTATCTATCTCATCTTCTAAATCATCAGATGCATCACCATCTCCATCACCAGTTGCAACTCTACCTAATTCTTTTAAACTTTCTGTTGGGTCACAAGGTTCACCACCCTCACCTTGATTGAAATCACATTGTGATATAATACCTAATAATATTGCCTGTAAACCTGGTAGTGATTGTTTTAGTTTTGATACATTCTTTTTTACTGACCCAATTATTATACCACCACTTTGTATCAACATATTTAGTGCAATTGCTGTTAACATTGCTCTTACTGCAGGTCCTGTGATTGGATTATTCTTTATAAAGAACAATGCAAGTTTACCTACCTTTATAGCAACTTGTATTATTTTTATTATTGCTAAAATTATAGGAATGTACCTTTGTAATTTTTGTATTATCATCAGAAGTTTTTGTACCTCACGAATCAAATCACAAGCAACACCAGGATCGAACTGAACTCTGTTTGCTAAATTTTGAACTTTTTCAATTAGTTTACCTGTAGCTCTATCAATCTTTTGTGTTAGTTTTACGACTTGTCCCAATATACTTGGTATCTTTGGAAAGTCAATATTTGGCATAGTTAGTTTTGCCAAAAATTCATTTAGAAAATCTAACTCATCATCTTCACCTGCAGTACCAGGAGGACAATAGTGTTTTTCTTCATCTCCTTCTTCTTCCACATCAGAAGAAAGTGTAGATTCTCCGTTGGATGTGTACTTACCAGCTTTTGCATCAGAATCACTAACACTAAATGGTGCCTGATACATTTCACCATTTTCATCAAACGCAGTTCCGTTTATCATAATACCAGGTATGTTTAGTTTTTCTTGGTCTGAAAAAATAAAATAGTTTCTTGCCATAGTTGGTATCAATACACATTCACCAACCGTACAAAATGGGCCATCTATATCAGGACAGATAAATGGTGCATTATAAAGTGCACCACTATTCTTATCCAATACTTGTCCACTTATTATCTCATCACCAAATACTAAGACATACCCATCTGGTACATCGACTCGTAATTGTGTTGCTTTATTTGGGTCACACCATACACTCATATCGTAAATACCTTTTTACTAAATAATCTATCAATTGATTTACCTTCACCATCTCCACCATCTTTGAACTTTGTAACATCAGGTGCACCTGCATCTAAATCAATGAGGTCTGATTCATTTAAAAATTTTACTGATTGTTTTAGATTTGCAAATGCAGATTTCAACTCAACATCTTGACCTGCCATACCAAGTATGTTTGCTAATGCCCCACTTGATGTTTCACCTGCTGTAGCAAATCCATCTAAAGCTTTTCCTAATTGATTGAAAAATTTTGCAAGTTGTACTCCTCTCACTATGGGTTCTGGTTTTCTTGCTCCATCACCCTCACCAACTTGACCTTTTGCAACACTACCATCTGATAATTCTACTCTACCAGGTAATCCACCTAAGAAGATTCTTCCATTCAACACATCATCTTCTGATGGTTTATCATTCACATACAATCTAATTCCTTTGTTTGAATGTATTGATACATTTTGTTTTGCAGAAAATACAAGTGATTGTCTACGAGAATTAAAAATCATATGGTCTGAGTTCATAACAATTTGGTTACCACCTTGAGTTACAGTTGCAGCTTTTGGTACAGGTGAACCAAATCTTATATTTGTAGCTTCATTTCTTAATAAATAAATTGAACTACCATCATAATTTATATCCTTTGGTACTGGAGTTATCTGTCCATATCCTCTTGCCAATAAATTCTTTTTATATTTTTTTGATGAGTATCTATAATCACCCAACTTCTCAGTTTTCTTATTTCCCTTTTGGTCTGAATAAAACTCTATATCTCTATTTGCAACATCTTCACTAGCAAACGAATTTACTATTTTTATAGAACCACCTGCTAATTTTTTACTTATAATGTTTTTACTATCTTCAAGTACATTTACATTACTTGAGAAATTTATAAAATTACCATACCTACCTTGTAATAAAGTATCACCCTCATTTATTTTTGGTCTCGAAATAAATTTAGGTCTAAAAAAATCACCACCATCAAAATCTAATTGATTACCAGCAATTGTACCATCGTCATTCATTGTCCGAGACTCACCATCACTACTTCTATTTCTTTTTATATTATTATTTACTTGACCACTATTTCTTCCTGATGATAA